CGCAGTAGCAAAAGGCTACTTGCACCCAAGCACTGTTTCTTCTACTGATGTAGAAGCAGCCTATGAAGTATACAAAGCAGCGGCTCTTGAAGAACAATTCAAGAACAACCTAAGCGGAGTATTCGCTGACAGACTTAACAAAGAACTTACTTCAGAAGCACAAGCAAAAGAAGCCGCTTCCTTTGACGCAAGAACACCTCTTGCTAACATCGAAAAGGCTCTATCTGACTTGAGTTCAAGAATTGATAACATCTCCACTGCTGCTCCAGAAGCAACTATTCGTAAGAGCAGTGACATGTCCAGAGTTGAAATACCATCAGCCGAGGAACTTAACTCAATGAGTTGGGATGATGTACACAGACTAGCAGGGAGCGTCTGGAACTAGATAAGGAGGAATATATATGGCAAGAAATTATATGAGAACAGTAAATGATATGGAGCGTTATTATTATGGCGCTGGGCAAAGTATGGGATATTCCTACAGTGGTTCTGAACTACTAAAGGCAGATGCACCTATGCTTTCCACTACAGCAGGAACATACCAAGCAATATACGGTAGAAAAGTATGGAGTCAATTGAACCAAGAGTTCAACGCCTTCTCTATCCTACCTAAGAAACCTTGGGACCGAAGCGGATGGAGAGTAGTAACTTCTAAACCATCTGCTACTGTAAGCGGTGGAATAGCAGAGAACGGTACTCTACCTGACACACAAAAACCAACTTTCCAAAATGTTGCAGCAAAGCCAAAGACCGTTGCTCACTCATTCGATATGTCTGAGACAGCAATCTTCCTTAACGACAAGGATGACGGACTTGGTGACATTCGCTCAGTATTGAAAGAAGAAATGGGTAAGCACCACGCAGAGATGATTAACGGTATGCTACTAACTGATGTCGACACACCAGCAGGTAACAACATCGAATCACTTGACCGTGTTACTACTGGTTCATGCACAACATCTGGAAACGCTGCTGACACAATGGACTTTAATGGAGCAGGTGGAGATTACGGTGGTGCTGCTGACGCAGACATCTATTCAATTGATGCACTTAACGACAGAGGAACCACAGGCTGGGCTAGAGCAGAAGTAAGTACTTCTGGTGTAAAGGGAACCAACAGAACCCTAAGCCTAGACCACTTTGATGAAATGTTTAGAAAAATCTGGGTCCGTGGTGGCAATCCAAAGGTTATGCTAACCGGATACGATACTTTGATGAGACTTCAACAACTACTACAAAGTCAACAAAGATTCATGGAAGAGAAGCGTGTTGTACCAACTTACAACGGTGTAAAAGGTGTACCGGGTATGGAAGCAGGATTTATCGTTGCTACCTACAATGGTGTACCAATTATCCCATCTAAGGATGTTACAGCCGATGGTATCAGCAGAGTTTACATGCTAGACACTGATTATTTGTACTACAGTACTGCAAAACCAACTCAATACTTTGAGTCTGGAATTGAAACTGGAGACCCATTCGCCATTAACCGCCTCGGTCAAGAGGGACTTTACCGCACAATGGGTGAAGTATGGACAACTTTCTTCGGAGGACAAGGTTCAATTCGTGACCTTCAATGAGGACTAATGGAGAAAAAAATAATAGGAGATGATTAATTATGGCAGAAACAACAGGAGCAAGCGGAATTATATATACAACTTTGAACAGTGCAGTTTTCACAGAAGACTTAGTTTTAGACCTATATGCAGGGACACCAGTCGATGATACAAATTGGTTGGATGGAAACTCAGGTGGTTCTTATCCGGGTACATTAGCAGGTTTTAACGCCGCTAACACCGATGGGAACGCAGTAAAGGGTTTGAAACTAGTTATGGGAAGATTTACCACAGGGTTAGCAAACAATGAGACACTTACTTTAACTGGTAGCGCATCGAGAATTCAGGCAGTAATCGTAGGCGACAACTCTACGGCAGCAGCAGGAGTGACACTAAAAGAAGCAATCAGCGCCGCTGGTGTAGCGACTTTCAAGGTAACTGGTACATCCGATGCATTAGTAACTTGTTTAATGATAGTGGCTTGAGGTGAGGAAACTTGCCCAAGATAGTATTTCTTGGACCTGACACTTACCGAAGAATACCCGGCCAAAAAGAAATGGCGGGTAGATTGGTACCAGTAGAAGTTTCCCAAGAGTGGATAGCAGAGAACGAATGGAGATTCGCAAGAACCCATTGGCGTATCGAAGGCATGGAGCCTAAGACAGTCGATGAAGGAAACGACGGATTACCTGACGCAGGTTGGACTAAGAAAGATATTACAGGTTGGTTAAAAGACAAAGGAGTATCTATCACAGGGTATGCTACTAAAGCAAAACTCTTGGATAAGGTAAAGACCACACTCAATCCACCGGCACCAGAGCCAGTGGTTGAGGAGGTCGCTCCTGAGCCTGTAGCAGAAGAAGTGGTAGAAGATACTATAATCGAGGACCCAATCGTAGAAACAGACGGAGTTGAAGAATAATGGCAATAGCAGTAACATTTGATGAAAGAGTTAGTACCTTCGGTAACATGCATGTAGTCACTGGTAGTTTTGTTATCAGCGGCACATCTAGTGCAGAAGTATTAGATTTGAGTGACCACCTTAGTACAGTATTTTCTATTACCGTTAACGGCGCTGATAACACACAAATGCATGCTTGGTTGACAGGCGTTGGTGATACAACGGCTAACATCAAAGCAGCGGCTAACGATAAAAGTGGAATATTTATGGCCATGGGTCATCGCTGATTAGGCGGTGACTTAGGTGACTAATTTTTACAAAATAACCTCAACATCCACTTTGGGTACCTATACCTTGTTAGAAATTAACCTTTTACCGGGTACATTTGACTTTTCTGATACATTCAAGACAGGCTCTCGTGTCACAGAAAATGTTCTTACTCGTTATACTAAAGAGATTAAACTAAAAGATATAGGTCTAAGAGAAGTATTTGGTGCAAATATACATGTACAGACTACAGATAATTACACAGGTATAATGAAAAAAGCCTGTACAATTATAGATAGAGGTGAAACTCCGGTTAATAACGCTGCTGATAATAATGGCACATCGGGTTTTAATTCTTATCCTACTGTTGGATACCAGACTACTAGCGGCGAAACTAGTTTATTAATAGGTAGTTCAGATAGAACTTCGCCTAATTACGCTACTACTGAAGCCAAATTGACAATTATTGGGAGGAGATAAAGTGGTTACTACTACAGCGAATATACAAACTGTTTCTTCTATAGGTAATTTAATATTGATACAAGGTACCTTTGACCCAGTAAGTGGTGGTTTTGGTTCAACAGTTTTGATTTCTACCGAAGACGGTATAGACTTTTCTGATTTTGTATCTTCTATTGTGTCATTTAATATAGACCCATATGTTGAGACAGCAGAAAACAGGAGTGGCGGTTCAAGACCCGGTATAACAGGAAGTTTTAAACTAATTAACGCAAACAATGCTAATAATACTTTTGCCACAGGACTAACTGATACTAACGGAAGAATGGCTACTGGAGATACCGCTTTAGAAATAATCGACGCAGGCGAGGGCTACAGTGCTGGCTCAGGGGTCACTTTGACTGGAGTGTTAAGTGGTCAAACATGTAATGCTACTATAACAGTATCTGGTGGAGCACTAGCAACTGTAAAGGCTACTTCAAATGGTACTGGGTTTACTGAACATGAACCTGTGACAGTGGCGGGAGGCGCTAACGGATTTGTTCGGGCTAACCTTAGCGACGCAGGTACTGTTAGTGGTTTTGCCGGTACTAAAGAGTTGAATACGAGGCCATCTATATTGATAAAGAATGACAATATCATTAGAATAGTGGACCACATGGACTCCAAAATTATGGGTGACCACCTTCTCGAAGGGGCTTTGTTTTCCAGCAGGTATAAATTTTCACTAATAGGGAGGCGATGATTTTGGGATTAGCAGTTAAATATGAAAGACCTGTATCTGTAGGTAATAAAGTGGTTCTTGGAGTCACTGCTACAAAGGACACTTCAATAGTTCTTAGTGTAATAGATGTTAAACCATTTATGAGACAAATAGAACATGTAATGTACATATCCACTGTAACTAATTTTAGACCTTTTAACTTAACGATAACAACAGATGATGACTTTAGAAAGTTCGATATTGTCATGGATAATATTCAGGTCGAATGGAATAATTTACTCCAGTCAGGTGAAAAGATTGTTAACATACAAGGGGCCAGCAACCAAGGTTCTGCTGATACAGCCTTTGGACTTTTATCTAATGGTGACGAAATAGGTAAGTTTCTAATAATAGGCTCTAAGTAGGGATTGATATGGGTTCTGCAAATCTGGCTAATTTGAAATCAAAAGTCGTTGGTCCTTTACCACCGGGTGACTTTTCAGGAGCAACTGCTATTCAAAATCTTTTGGATGCAGGCTTTGACGCTGTAACAGATGCTGACACAGCCAACACTATTGTTGGTATAGAAATGCTTAATATCTTAGGAAACGCTTATTTGGTAATCATTTACAAAGCGTGATGAGCAGACATGGAATCTTTTGGCAACCTTGACCTTGGCGATATAGAGCGCTTGCAGAAGCGTGGTATTCGCCTCAATGAGTCTTATGGAACTTCTGTCAAAACTAATGAAGACAACCCACTTGCTGGGTTTACTATGAAGCAACGCAATCGTAACAAGAACGCTGGTGATGTACTGAACATCGGTAGTGGCACACGCTGCAAGCATTGTGGCATGCTTTACTTCTGCTGGGTTGACAAGTGCAGAACTTGCGGCCAAAAAATAGATTTTAATCTAGGTCAAAAAGAACAGTAGATTTAATGATGTATCATATTATGGCTAAGCAAGGAGGGTGATGTATGCCAGTAGTATTTTCACCCGGAGAGCCAGAAACACGCCCTCTTGAACCTGACGCAATAGTATACACTACTGCTCAGAAAGTAGCAGACTTACTAGGGATTGGACCTAGTGAAGCGGTGTTGGCTAGTGCAAATACAGAGGCCGACAGGGTTTATGTTACAGGTTCCGATTACAGAAGCCATGGCTTCGCAGTAGGCGACACCATTCTCATCTACAGTGATGCACAGGCACTGGGTGTTGAGAAAAAGATTACAGCGGTTACTGAGGGTGGTTCAAATGGTGTAGCCTTGTATTTCACAGGTGATAACATCTCAAACATCTCAGACTATCAGACGGCTGACAATACCTATATCCAAAATCAAGCGGCCTTCACCAATGGTAAAACCAGTGGTATGAAGAGGTCAGTGGTTGAAACCAGAATCAAAGAAGTCCAAGACCGCATTGATAACATTACTCACAATGCTTGGAGGCCTTATTTAGTCTCAGCAGAATACATCAATTTCGATACTTACAAACCATACAGGCGTAGATACTTTACAGATTATGTAGGAACTACCCCTCTGTTGTTTAGAAATGTTCAGCAAATACTGAGGCTTGAACTTTGGCAAGGTGATGATTATCGAGAGTTATGTGGTGCAGAAGTTCGCATAACGCTACCTGACGACTTAACTACAACCGATGGTAATATTGCACTTTCTCCCGGCAATGGTAGTGCTGCATTACTATCAATTGGTACAGGTTCTACTAATTGGAGGAAAGATTTTGATAAAGTCACCGCTGCACAAAATCTTGCAGACTTAATTAACAAAGAAGATAGAGTAAGTAAGACTGCTGTAGACTTTAGTCCAGCGTTTACATTAGAAGGCTCTACCTCTAATATTGCTGTTCATAACGAATTCTTAGCAACTGCTAATGCAGACTACGGTAACGGTACACTCAAAGTTAGTAGTATGAGGCAAAGTAAGGGTGGGGAAACATGTTCTATAGTCGCATCTAGCGGTATTAGTTTGTCACCGTCTACGGGGGTAACTGCTACATTCGCTAGTCTTTCTTCTGACGATATTACAGTTGACAGTACAGAAGGTTTCTTAGGCTCAGGTGTATGTATAGACGCTAGTGGAGATATATTTAGATACGAAAGTAAAGATGCTACTAGATTTATAACCTGTACTGCTGTTACTGGCAGCCTAGGAGCAATCACTGGAACAATTAGTCAAAGTAGTTTTAAAATTAGTTTACAAGGTGGTACTGGTGACCAAGCCCGTCTCAAAGATTGGTGGCTTGATGCAGAGATGGGTATCATTTACTTCAACAATTCTTATCCTTTCTTTGAACACAACGCTGTCAAGGTATCTTATATCTATGGAGAAAGGTATCTTGAAAAGGCTATAGAAGAGGCTGCTACAAAGATGGTAGCGGCTGACTTACTACTATCAGATGACAGAAGCGTTTTGATACCAGAAGGCTCACAAAATGTTGACCTTGGTGCTAAGATTCAACTATTCCGTAAAGAAGCAGAAGAATTACTAGTACGCTACAAAGAAGTGGTGGTGTTCTCTTAATGGTTGCTACATTCAAAGAGCCACTTGAGACCGTCATCGACATACTCAAAGCCACTCATGATGCAGGTACTGGTGCTGGTTGGAACAGGGCTAATTCTGATAACATAAAGCCAGTTATCATAGACATAGCCAGCGAAGGGCCTGAGCGTGGTAAGAGATTAGATTTACAAAGACATGATTTCATTCTATGTTATGAAACAGCACAGAATGAAGAAGTACCTGATTTGATGTATAACTTCGTAACAACTCGTTACAATATCACAATCGACATGAGGACAGCAAGAGGTAGGTCAAGATTGCGAAAGATGGAAAACGAGATGAGAAGAGTTATCCATAATAGTAGAAAGGGTGACGGAGAAAACTTTGACCGTATGATTCTCAAGACTCGAACTGATTTAAGTGACCGAACCAAGAAGTTATACAGACATACATTTCAAGTAGAGGTAGTAATACTAGCGGAGACGATACCATGAGTTTTGGTGCTCACTATAAGGGAGATGTCTCCGAAGTTATTATGGGTCATGAGACCAGTCTTATGATTGAGCACAGTGAACCATGCACATGGACAGCCACTACTGACATTAGTAATCCTACTCACACAGAGATAGTGTTTGCTGGAACGGCATCCGGTAGTGCTAGTATATTCGAGAGTGCTAAAGCAGCGCTGAAAACTCCTGTAGGTATGTTGATTGGACAAAAGATGTCATTCCATTCTACAGCATCTGGTCAAAACAACTTCTCTCCTTTCTACTATACTGATTTGAAAAGTAGATTATACACGATTATCGACCACACATTTGACTCTGTTACTAAAATCAAAATAGTCCCTGCGCTTACACAAGCGTCAGTGAGTAGTGGTACAGGTGACAGCATTCTCATCCATTCTACTGGCTTTCCTACGGTTGCAGGTAATGGTGAGACAGTTATTGACGCAGCCGCAAAGTTATCTAAAGAAGCCAGTTTTATAGATGGATTCGTAGGACTTGCTTCTTTCATGACATTACCTGACACCAAAGTAGATTTGCATAGTTATCATGTAGTGGGATTAGGTAGGCAAGTGGCTGTTCAACAAACAGGAAAAGTCCATCACATGGGCGGTTCTATAGAAATGCCACTACATAGTCCAAAGTGGCTTTACTACAGCCTTGGTAGAGAAGTTGTTGACCAGACAGCCTGCGGCACTCATCCGGGTTCTGCGGGGACTGTTATCCCGTTGAAAAATATTCACCCCGGTCAAGGGCATGTAGACATTGGTAGTCTTTCTATGAACGGTACCACTGCCGGAGTAGGTGATTACTTACTTATTAAAGACGGTACTTTAGTTCCAACCACTACATACAAAACTCCTGACTCAGGTGCAAGTAGTAATATCTATTGGCCAAACGGTGCAGGCTTGTCGTCAGATGCTCACCACTTTGAGTGGGCAGAAAGTAGTGAATGTAGAAGAATAAGTGCGATAGAACAAATATCTGGGGGCTTTCGCATTTATGTTGACGACGGTTGGCAATTTGAACATACTACATCCGACACTATAGAACTTAGAAAGTACGCTACTGATAGTAGCACAGGCAGCCCTCATGTAGATGCTAGTAGAAAAATAGTTAACCCTGTCAGAAGGCTTTTATTTTCTGGAGAAACTGTACCTAGTTTTTCTATAGAACACAGTGTGAGGACTAGGGATTTAGGTTCTTTCAATGCTCGTAACGAGACTACAATAGCACCCGGTTCGGCTGGTGACACCAAACAACTGACTAGGATATTCAGAGGTTGTAAGATAGTTGAATACGAATTAACCAGTACAGTAGATGCTGAACTAAAATATCGTGCTGTATTCGATGCTCTTTCTTGTTTTACTGACACAGGTAGACTTGAGAGCGCTAACCAAGGTGATAGATACACTGCTAACCGTATGTTTCAAAATGTTGCCACAGGGCTGGCTGAGAAGAAAGCATCTGGTATAGCAAAAGGTTCTGAGAAACCTTTTATGTTTTACAACGGTACAATAACTGCATTCGACCAAAACTTAGGATTTGTTAGTGCATTTGAACTCAAAGGAAAGACTGGTGTAGAAGTTTTCCACACTATCCAAAGTAACCCTATTGCAGAAACAGTCAACTCTGACAACTTAAGTACAAAGCAAGTACCTTACGGTGGTACTCGTAACGCATCTATCATCAGAGAAGGTAAAGAGAATTTTGACATGGAGGTTACTATTGCTTTACAAGATGCTGCGCTCTACCATCAACTTAGAACACATGTACAGACAGGTGGGACAGCAGGTTCTACCGGAGGTACTATCATGCTTCACTTCACCAAGCCGGTTACATCCACTGGCTCAGGTTCAACTCCAAGTTTGAGGATAGTCGCAGACGATTACTTCATAACTGAGTTAGCGATACCTGTACCTGACGACAAGGGGCTGTTGTTCACAACCATGAAAATCAAGCCTCAGAATGTCAAAGTAATTAGCGAAGATACGATTTACCACTGTTGAGGAGATAATATGCCAATGAGAATAATAAGGTCTCTAAACGCTGTCAAGCGGGCTATATTTGTCGAAGATACAGAAGAAGAAGAGGAAGAGGGCGGAGAGTACCTCTTTGACCCAGAAGCAGGGCGAGCCAGTGATGACCCATTCGCTCACCTGAAACTGGAGGATAGCCCCTCACAAGAGGCACTATCCGGCGAGGAAGTGAGTAAGTATGTTACAGGAGAACAAGAGTAAAATAACAATAAACGGTAAACCAGTAGAAGTTAGCAAGCGGCGCTTAACATTTTATCATGTGCAAGAAATCGCACCGCTAATGACTCACGGTAGCCTAGATTTTTCAAACTACTGGCGACATGCTTTTAGCCATTGGCTTAGTTACACCGACCCAGATGGTCGTTCTATAGAAATTGATATAGCGAACCTATCTCCAGATGATGGTCAGAAACTCACCAAACTTTTACCAGACCCTAGTCAGGTTATGGAATGGCTAGTTTTTCGGCCAGCGAAGTTGGACAAATCAAGTTCTTCATTAACGGGAGACCTGTGAGTGACCGGCTTCGCTATCAGAAACAAGCAATGGAATATTTACTAATGACACACTACAATATGACACTCAAGGATGTGAGAGAAATGAATATCAATGACGCTAAGCAACTTCTTTACTGGGCTCAGGCTATGCAAGGTGAAGAACAGGCTGCTGAAAACGCAGTTTATTTGGGCTATGACATATTGGCTAGACTGGAGGAAGACGAGTGGTAGACGAGAATATAGACCCAAGGACCGTAGAGTCCATGAAGAAGTTTAGCGATTACAGCAAAACGGCTAAGGAAAACATGCAGGCTTTGCAGCAACAGATGGATAAGTTCACCAAATCGATGGCTATGACCAAATCGAATACAGTTGACCTTACTAAATCTCTCAAAGACATGAGTAACACTCAGCCTATGCAGCAGGCTGTTAACGATACAGCCATACCTACTGGAGGCGCAACTGCTTCTCAACAGAACAATGTTACTGTCAATCTCAAAATAGATGTCAGCGGAGTTACTGATAAGACTGACAAACGAGCCTTGGCCAAAGAAATCAGCGCTATGGTTAGTAAGGAACTCAAGTCTAAGATTGGTGGCTCTTTGACGCAAAGTGGTTTCAACAGGAGTGGCTAACTGTGGAGCCGGGAGAGAGAATGCCTATTCGCCTTGTTCAAGAGAACGGTGAAACCATCTCTCTCGACGCTACTAGCGTAGACATTGTTGTTGAAAGACAAGCCAGTAACTTTGGAATACCATTCTTTGATGCTAAGAAGATGGGTATAGATTTGAATCAAGCCTCTGTAGCAGTTGAAATACAAGGAGTATTTGCAGACGAAACAGGTCAGGAAGTTACTAGCCAGTCACAAGCGATTATAGATTTTTATCAACCTCAGCAACTTATCAGTGAAAAAGCAAACGCAGGTAAAGGTGGAGGCACATCTGGTAGAGAGCAGAGTTTGTATAATAAGAAAAAGGCAGCCGGTGAACAAACCGGTATAGGTGTCAAAGAATCAGGGAAAGGGTTAGGAAAAGGTGGAGGCGTAAGTAGGCCCGGAGCACCTTTGGTTCACTCTGCTCTTGGTAATAGTGTACTTGATGATTGGCAATTAAAGTACATGGATTTCCCTGTGGCTTATTGGGTAGAGCAGAATACTGTTTTAGATAATCCACTCAAGACTAATTTACAGTTATGGTTGAAGGGGGAAAACTATAGTCAATCTACCGGAACTTGGACTGATTCTAGTGGATTTAATAGAAACGCCACACAGTCTACTAGTGCAAACAGACCGCTGCCTAGAGAAAACGGTATAAATGGTAACACAGGTGTATTCTTTGACGGTAGTAATGACAGTTTGGAAATACCTTTTGCTTCCAATTTAAACACTACTGAGTTTACTATGTTTGTAGTAGCAAGGGCTACTGCTACAGGTGATAAACCTATAATCGATTCTGTGACAAATGGTTACGGACTTTCTTTAGATGTACAATCGACATTTGCTAACTCGGATTTTACTGCTCGGTGGGTAGATGCAGGTGGGGCTGATAGTCAAGACTCTTCTGCTTTTACAATCGGTTTGAGGAAATACGAAGGTGCCATTTTTTCTTATATTATGGAAGACACTGATTCTAATAATACATCTGATAAGGTCAGTATATTTTTCAACGGGGTAGGAGTAGGGACTAAAACTTCTGGTGTTGACTACACCCCTGCTGGTAGTGGTGCTTTGAGAATAGGTTATGATGGTAGTAATTACTTTAATGGAGATATTTACGAAGTATTAATCTATAGTAGCGCTTTGTCAACTAGTGATAGAGAAAATATAGAAGGTTATCTTGCCAGAAAATACGGTCTTAGTTTAGCATTTGGTCATAAGTATGCAGGTACGGGTCGTTATTCAAATCAAATAGAGCATGTAAGAGTTGCTTTTGATAACAAACTTATACCTACTCTACAAGAGCGGCATGGTTTTTTGAATCAAAGACGCACTACTGATTTAAGATTGACTGCTGGAAGTCCAGCCAACACTAGTGGTAGAGTTGTTCTTGATGTTTCTGGCGACCCAAGGGATTGGTTTGAACCTGCTCAAGGTAGACGCATTAGGGTTACATTTAGTGCTACAAATACTTCACCTATTTTAAGAAAAACAAGTGGTGGCGATAATTATTATGGGGAAGTAGTAGGTGTTTCTGCTAGTCAAATAACTATGGATTTGAATTTAAGCGGAGGTACACATGCTCAAAATGATTACATACACATAGAGCCAATTGACTATGGGGCTGCGGATTTTGAAGGAACAGATGTAGCCCCCGTTATTATTTTACCAATAGCCAACGCAGATACTGGTGCAAAACTTAAAATCGGTGTACCTATTCCAGAAGAGGCTGTTGGTCCGGCATTTCCTAACTTTGCTGACGGAACATTAAAGACTACGGCTGATGATGGTAGTAATTTGACAAGAACTGACGAATACATAGCATTTCTAATGTCCAAAGCGCTTACATCTACTTACATGCAGTTAGGTAGGGATATTGACGCATCTAGTACTACCCCTACTATGAGTAATGTTTACTCAGTAGCCTTGTCTGAATCATATAACGGGCACAATGCTAGACTTACAATCACACAAAAGTATGCAACTTCACTCGGTCAAAAGAATAAGATTATCACTAATTTAGGGGCAGGTCAAATACCAGTCATACAAGATTTCTCTGGCGGCAAAGCCGGTAAGAAAGTTAAGAGTGGTGGAGATAAAGCACAGGACTTACTGGGTATCTTGGCCAACAGTAACAACTTCCTAAACATACAAAACAGTAGGTCTGATAAGATAAATGCGTTATTAGAAATGACTACTGGCTTTGTTCAACAGACTGTATACGACACGCCAGATTCACAGGGCGACTTTATCAGAGGGCTACAGATACCATACAATTCCTTAGCAACAAAGGGTAAAGATACTCTTGATACAGAAGTAGCACAAAGAAACTTTTTCGTTACTACGACTAACGCTCGTACAACAGATAAGATATCTACTGCCAACACTAGACATGCTAGTCGTCAATTTTCACACACTGCTGAGGGCCATGAAAAAAATGGCATCAGTGGTTTAGTTGCAGATTTTAATATGCACAGGGATGCTGAGATGAAAGCATACGAGTTTAGCCTAGTCTTCATGGCGGCTGATATAATACTATGAGGTGATAAGATGGCTATTCCAATAAGACTACTTCTTGCCAACGGTAACAATGAGATTGACTTGGTGGCTCAAAGCATAGACATGTCGGTTAATAGGAATATCAGCGCTTTCCCTACACCCAACAACGCTTTACAGAGATTCGCTGTAGACACTAACACTCCTTCTATCAAGATTGACATCAATGGTATATTCACAGACGATGAAGGGCTCAATGTAGATTCTGGTAGTACTGTCACTTTTGATTCAGAACCTATGAGAACTGCGATAAATTTTGGTGCCTTGTTACCTACAACTCGAAACTTATATTCTCCAGTTGGAGGGGGAGGCCCTCTTAATTCTTATGAATTCTTACTTGATTCAATTGATATACCTAAAGGTCAGTCTACTACTATAAACTTAGTAGCACCCCCCGGCTCTATTTACGAGGATGCTTCTATAGATACTGAAGAATTAGGCGTTTTTCTTACTACTAATTTTAAAACATCAACATCTTACTCTGCTGGCTTTACTTCAATTGTAGTGACTGATTTCTATACTACCACTTCTTTAATCGCAGAAAACATACTTAGTGTAGGTGATAGATTAGTAAGAGAAGACGGAAGTGAAATCGGTATTATACAATCAATTTCTAGCAATACTATAAACTTCGCATCGACAACTGGTACTCTAATTTCCGGTGAGCGTATTCATTCTTCATTTAAAGTATTTAACCACATAGGAGAAGAAGTAGGGTTTGCTGATTATTTAATTGACGACCCAGCAGTAGATGATGGTGATACTGCAAAATACACGCTAGGATTGACTGCTGTTAACGCTGCTGAAATGAAGACAGGCTTTACTGTTAATATAAATGAAGCGCCTGAAACAATTCAAAGATTTAAAAATCAACATATAAAAATTATACCCAGTTATTGGTTAGAAAATACCCCTGTCTCCGGACTCACTATAGATAGTTCTATGGAAAGAACACCCAGTCCTTATGGACCTTGTAACTCCACTACAGATAATGGTAATGTACCTAGGGTAGGTATAAGGTTAAATTTCGATTTAGGTTCCTCATATACTAATACCCCTGCTCGTACAAGGGTTGCGCTCCTTGGGCGAGGTAGCACTGATGCCGCAACTTATGATGCAACTATTAAGGTACCAATTGGGGGTATAGACGGTACTAATAACCCTGCTTTAGAAATGGCTAAACAAGTAGAGAAAGCATTTGAATTATCAGGGGCTTTTGTAAATTCTATGAGTAGTAAACCCGGATTTAATCCAGCGGGTGATAAGACACTAGCCTCTGCGTTCACAGTAACTAGAAGTGGCGTAATAGTTACGATTGAGCAAAATTACAAACCTGACCTAGACATAGTACACCCCAGTAGTCTTAGCCCAGACTTAACTGATTTGTTTAGTAGAGATTTAGAATTCCACAGTGCTGGTAGTACTCCAACACAATCAAAAAAATCAGCGGGAGATAAAGCGCAGGATTTGATTGGGTTAGTTTCTAATGCTAACAGAAATACTGACTTGCTAAGAGGTATACAGATACCTTACGATAGTTTAGTCAACAGTTCTGGATTGACAGGGGTAGCAAGAAATTTCTTTATCACCTTTGGAGAAGTTCCTACTAGCGACAAAAAATCAGAAAGTAATTCAATGGCTGCGTCTCAAACTATGACTGACCTTACTCTAGGTATGAGTGATGGAGGTACTGGTGATGAGAGTCCAGATAAGTGGTACGAGAGGATTTTGAAGAGTGTTGGCTTAGAAGAAGTCGAGGCTATCTTTGGTTTCTTAGTGGGTGCTGCAAAAGACGCTCTTTGGATAACATTAAGTCAGAACGGCGCAGATGGAGGAAATAGTGGCGGTATTCGTATAATTCCTGAAAAACTTCATGTGCGTTATGATGCTGGGAACAACTACTATGCGTTTGACCTTGAGTTACTAGCCTCCGATTATGTGATAGGTGTATGATATGAGTTTACTAATTAATGCTGGATACGGTTTGAAATTCAACGGTATCAGCGATAGCGTTCTCGTACCTACCAACAACGCTAGTCTACACGGTAAGCCTAGTGAAGAAAGAAAAAGGTTACCTGCAACAATGAACTCATTTACACTAGAGACATGGTTCATTCCAGATTCTGGAGGAACTATATTTGAACAAGACAATATGATGAGGTTGAGTGTAGGCTCACCTAGTAGCCCTGCACCTGCTTCTTTTGAGGTTAGGTTACAAAATAAAAACACTGGTAGGGATTCCGTTTACACATTGACAAGTGCAAAGCCTGTCAACAAGGCTAACGGAACATTAGCCTATTGGGATGGCATACTCTTCCCATCAGTCAATTCAGTCATAACTGGTTCTAACCTAGGGTCTAGCGTAGACTCTAACGATGTCAGTGCATTTACTGATGGTACTAGGGAGTTGCTCAATGTCACTGTTACATTCGACAGAAAGATTCTGAGTATGCATGTCAACGGTGATTTGTTAGTAGAACAGGTCTTAGAAGAAGAGCATCAGTTAGTTCCACAACAAAGCCAGATGTTCCTAGGAGGTAGAGGTGGGGATTTCAGAGGAACGCTTGAAACTATACATCTGTCAGCAGGTGCTCTGCCATCCGGTAGAAGTGACTTCGCTCCAATAAAAAGCGACAGTACTCTTGGACTTTGGCGATTTGAAGAGCCAATTAACCCTATTGCTACAAGGGTTGCTACACCTGCTTTGACAGCCAGCACCAGTCAATCTACAATCTCTATAGGCACTACCGCAGCCGCAGTGTTGATTGAAGAATTAACCGGACAAACTGGTAAAACTTTTGTAAGTTTTATTGGTGGTGACTATAGCCAAGGTAACTACACCGTAAAGAAATATGCAGCGACTTCTACTAGTGACATATCTATTCCAAAGGTACCTTACAACCTATTGATAAATCCTCTAGGTTACAATACAAAGACTGGTAAGCCTACTAACAAAGCCCCTGAAAGAGTTAGATTACTTACTATAAATAGTAGTATTGGGGATATAATAGTAGAATCTATTCACCTTGATTTTGCTGCGGCCAGTAATGGTCGAAGAGGATTGCTGATGGCTCACGATGCTGGTGAGTTTGTAGTTATTACAGGCGACTGCCTTGTAGACGGCGGTAATGGTAATGTGTTCCAGCCACAAGGTAGTGGTACTCAGTTTTCACAAAGGCAAGGTCAGGTCATCATAGACGAAAGTGATTTTGAAAATCACGGCTTAATGTTTTCAATGAGTATGGCTATTGACTCTCACGAATACAACCAGTTTTCAGCGAGTACGACTAACATGGGTGAAGAGTTCTTGATAGGACACAGTGGTAGGCACATACTCAACCATGTAACCAGTCATCCTTTCATGGGAGCATTACCTCCTACAGAATCGCATATAGTAGAAAAGAAATTAGATGCAGGTAGTGATGTAGTAACGGCTACATTCATTCCTCAATTTGGTAACATAAAAGATATTATTCCCGTTAACTCAGTAGTGTCTAGTTTCGACGAACACGGACCAGTGGCGTTAAGCAATGTAGTATCATCTTCAAGAGTATCTACCTTTGTGGAAAATGGTATGGCTGATATAGATGAAAGCCAAAGGGGACTTTTAGCATTAGGTGGACCACAATTCGATACAGAACCTTTCTTACTCAAATCTATTTCTTCTACCGATTCAAACACAAATATCAAAGCAGTCATACCTTCTATAGAAAGTAGAATTGCTACACTAATACTACCGGAATTAGAAACTTATGATTATGCACCGTTTGTACAGATTCACTACAATGCTATAGATAGAACTGGTGAACATTTCAATATCGGTGCAACTTCTAGGCTCACTACTAACATATCAACAGCGACACTAACTCTACAGAGTATCAAGTCTTTTGGTACAGACAGCGCAGTAATCCCTGCCCAAAAGATAACTATAGATGGGCATAAACCGTTTAGTAGCGCTACTAATCAAACTGCTAAGATAAGCCATTCTGCTAAGACAATAGTGTTTTCAGCAACCCCTAACAATAGCAGTTTCAATACCGCTGCTGTTAACAATGCAATAGTTAAACTAGCAGACGGCTCTCCTAAGTTGTTAGTAAGTAAAACCTTACCTGATGTTAGTACTATCGTTACAGGTACTACTCGAATCATAGATTTGATGAGAGATTCCATGGCTATCAGACCACTTGCTTTAGTAGCACCCGGAGGATTAGTTACCTTTGATACGCCTGATTTGTTCCCGTTTGAAGATGGTCATTTAGAAGGAGAAGACTCTGAGGGCATAGTAGGTGAAGACCAACTAAACTTGAGCCTGTGTCCTACAAACTATCTACCACAGTCTAGTTCTGATACCCCTCAGACTACCCCTCAAGCAATAAGTGTAGCACAATCAGAATTAGCCTCTAGGTCTTCTGTTTTCCATAAGATTTTAGTAAAGACTAATTTAGTTAGAACAGATGACTTTTCTGAGGTCGCTGGTGTTAAATTTAGAAAAGCAAGTAACGGTAGTAGAGGAAGAATTGGTTTAAAAATAAATAACTCCGGTGGTTATTCGGCATCTACTACGGCTGCTATGTCTGTTGATGGAGGCACCGCTAACCAACTGATTGCAGTTGATGATAATATCTACAAAGCCAATGGTAAACTACTAGGTATAGTCACAGCAGTTACTACTAACAGCGTCACTATAGGAGCGGGCATCGCTGACGCTGTAGTAGACGATGATGAATTATTCATAGAGCCTCAGTCTGCGGGTAGAGGTAGCACTAACCAAAGCACAATTGTACACGAATACTTTGATATCATTGAGCACAAGTCCAGAAAGAATGTTACTAGTTTAGTAGTACAGCCTTGTAATAGGAGCCGCTTTGCTCAGTTATCGAAGGTAGTTACTGACAAAGGTATTGGTAATCATATTACTATCGAGCATCTGTCATCTAAAGGTAGAGTGCTGTCATTTGGAAATGATAATGACGGTAACACTGTACTTAGAGCGCACGGTTTGCTCAGTGACATTGCATCATCTACTGTCAGTGTAAAGGGTTCTGCAAGCCCAGATTCTCATATTGTCAAAGAGATTATGCCGGGTGCACCAGTAGTGGCGATTACTCTTGGAGGCGCAGGTCAAGGTGCGATTAACACCAAGGAAACATGGGACCCAAGTCCACTCGCTAGACTAGCGTGGAACACTCGAAGAGATTGTCAAACAGCAGTCAGTGCTACTTCTTCTACCACTGTCACTGTTCTACCTCTTAACAACAAGGCTACCGATTTACAGTCATGGGGTACATATTGTTTCCCTAAAACAGGTAGAATATACTTAGAAATAGCCGGTAATCAGGGAGAGCAGATTCAATTTGCCAGTGCTGAATACGCTAGTAAAACAGGAGATGTGTTCACATTTGCATCGGGCAGTCAGTTAGGTACAGGTAAATTCTTACAAGCAGACGGTAGTGAATCAGATACTTTCGCAAACTGGATAACCGCTACTGGTATAGTAAAAGGTAGTGTACTGCATGTAGACGACAAGTTTAGTGAAGAGTCAATGTGTAATGATGGAACTACTATTAATGATAGACTTTTCCAATCCTTAGACACTGTTCAGCACGACTACCAACTAGGTACGCAATACGCCAGTACTAGGGCTTTGGTTGAGATTCCTTTGTTTGAGGAGTTCTTCTTTGATAACCCTGACAAAGGTATATTCCCCGGACCAGACAACAGTATGAAACTGCATGTAGACGCTACACATACTGCTCATTCTTGGAGTCCTAATCCTGTAGGTAGGAGGCCAGATTCGATTTCCCCGCAAGACCCTGAGATATTTGGCCCATTTTCTTATTCTATCCAAAACAAATTACATCGCAGCGGTACCAAGGTTACTCAACCTTATACTACTAGTGACCATAAGATATATGTCGAAGATGCTAACATTTTCCCTATACCTACTGCACCGGCTACAGATGTAGCAGGTATTAGCGGAGGTGCTAGGTATCGTAGGGCTTTCTTACCAAACGGCGAGTGGGTAATATATGATGCAAGAAATACTACCAGTCATTATTTAGAAGTTGCTGGTGCTCATGGTGATGACTTTATAGCCAGTGAAAATTTCTTCCGTGACCTCAAAGTAGGTGCACATCTTACTCCAGCACCCGGATATCAAGATATGAATTACAACAGTATTGCTGATAATCCTAGTCTTATCAGTGCTGGTTATGAGAATCGCAGGTCGTTCTATTATGATAGGTCAAATGTAATGACTCAAGGCGGTAACACCGATTACGGACTCAAACAGTATGTAAGTGCTATTGAATTGAAAGCAGGCCCTTCGACTAACCCTCACCTTCCTAAAGTAGTCAGTAAAAGACCTAGGGCTAACTTGACCACTAACTTAGGTGTACCAGTCAGCGTTACTATACTTTCTGCTGGAAGTGGTTATACTAATGGTTCACATACAAATATAGCGACTGCTAGTGGTACAGGGTCAAGCCTAACGGTAGATGTTACTGTTAGTGGTAATGCAATAACCGCTGCAAGTATTAATACGGCTGGTACTGGTTATGCTATAGGTGATACGGTTACTGTAAACGGCGCAGGGGGGACTAATGCTACATTACTAGTAGGTGTACCTCTAGTCTTAGATGATGCTAATTTGTTCCCTATTACTACCCCTAATGCTAACTACCATTATAGGGTTGCATTTGTAAACGGTAGCGGTGCGGTAAAAAGAGCATTTTACAACAATAGAGTAGGTAATGTACTAAACCCTACTAATTTAGATAATGGATTTACACCTCTTTCGGGTGACGAAATATATGTTGAAGACCTGCATGTTATACCCGGAAACACCACATATCCTCAAGTGTTAGAAACATTCCTCAATAGGGCTTGGGCACATCCTTATTGCCCCGGCGGTCTAAGACAAGGTGATACTGTATGGATGAACATGCACTATACTAATCCTCACGCAATCGAAGGTTTGTTTTGTAAGAGTCGGGGAACGCTAAACGAAGCAGAAGTATGGACTGGCTTTAATGGTGGACAAGGTACGCTTAACAATAACCCTAGAGATAGCATACCTTTAGAGAACTTCTTAATCGGTAATACTTGTATAGAAACTGCTAAGAATCTAGTTCAACATATCAATAAAACGATTGGGCTAAATTATGAGGCTTTAGAAAATGATGCAGTTGTACCAGTAGTTGCTTACCTAGACCCTTACCAGTGTACTGATGACTTTGTTAGAATACTGCTATACGATGTAGGTCATGACCGTGAATTTATTGCATTCCAAGATTTACATATGCAAGTACAATCTAGCCCCGCTGCTGCTAAAATAGGTTCAAAGGTAAGTACTACAGCAGCCGGTACTATAGTAAATTCAGTTACTGGTTTAGGTTCTCAACTAGATGTAGCGGCAGGTTTCCCTAGTCAAAATAAATTATTACTCGCTACAGAAAAATCAGACTTTATAGAAGCCAGTTACGCACATGCTTCTGACATTAATAAAAGTGTAACCGGCGGCTTATCTGAACATAATGTAGGTGGGTTAGGTAGTATAGCCAAAGATAGTTATAGTGCTAGGACTAACCCAGCAGTGGCATCTGCTAGCGATTCAATTACCGACCATCAGATAATAGATTCGACTAGTAGAGAATCATCTACTTTCTTTGATACACCTGACGGTACTAGAGTAATACCTGCTTTCTTGGCTATGAAGGGTATAAGGAACACCACTCTTGATTTGACATCTCACGATGAAACTCGATTACAATACCTAAACCATTGGAACCAAATGGACTTCGTTAGAAGACTTAGTGTTGATTTAGGAGAAGTAGCCCTAAAAGACGGCGTGACTAATATAGAGTCTGCTGCTAGAGAAGTAGTTAGGCTAATCAATCAAGCCGGTGCCAAAAATGGTAAGACACATGCTCGTAGACCTAATGACCAATTCTTAGGAGATGGTGCAAAGTTTGACTTGACCAGCCCCGGTCCTAAATCAAACGCTTACGGTAGCAACATAGACCCTGCTGCCACTCATCTTCATGCTGACTTTGCAGCAACTGCTTCTACTCACGACCCTGCTCCATTCTGGGATACAAGCAAGGCCTTCTCCAGTCATGACCGTGGTACTCACATGGGTTATGTAAGAGCGCATCTAGGAAGAGTAGTACTTGACTCGGAAGATAATCCGGGCTTTTCTATAGTTATACACTCTACTATTCCGGGCGCTGCTGGTCGTAACTTCTGTACTTGGCTAGACAGTAGTAAGGCACAGAGCCCTTACAGACCTCAATTCCTTATTGGTCACGGTGGTAGATTCAGAAATTACTGGTGCCAACCTGATGAGGTAACTGGTGAAAACATGCACCCAGCCCCCATGCCTATCAACAGATTCGGTAGACCATTTGCTCCTATTACTACACTCAAAGAACACCTACCTCCAGAAAACCCCAGTGACCCTTTCATAAATAATCTCAACCTAGGAGCAGACGGTATAGTTGGTCCGGGGATATTAGCCGATGCTAATATAGAATTAGTCAGCGGTAGAAACAGTAACACTTTACTTAATGAATCATTTGAAACTAAAAGCCCTTCCTCTACTTTAGTAGACGGACTAAGGGTGGGTACTAGAGCAAAAGCCAGAATTAACTTTGGTGGCTTAACCCAAGCAGGTATACCCGGCTGGGCACCTGATGTAAGTAGATGGGGTTACGATAATGACGGTTCACAGGCTAACTTCCGAACTAAATATGGCAGTGCTACTAACGCAGCCAGACCCATGACTGAAACTACGGTTGGCACGACTGGTGGATACATACCCCAAGATGACATGAAAAAGCAGAATATTGGCAAGTCGCCGCTTTATGGGATAAGGATGGTTGACCACAGAGGGGATAACCATACCATTCGTTTTGTTTACAGGCAGTTTGGTGAGAGTTTCGCTAACGACAATACCTACTTACCACCTACATTAGATGAAGAAGTTGTCATTCATTTTGATGACAGAGATGTCGGGCAAGGCGGGTTCACTGTAGGTAAACACATGGTTGGTACAGGTGAAGTCTGCGGAGAATTGACTGGTGGAACTTTGCAGTTTTTCAAAGGTAACTTATGGAACAATTATCCGAGTCCACATGTAGGGATACATGTTACCGCTACACTTAGTGGGACTACACTTGAAGTTGTATTAACAGACCCTTATCATAACGGTGGCTCCTTTTCTCACCCAGATATATTAGGCTATCTTGGTTTCCCAGAATCCGGTATGTTGCAGTTAAGCGACGACGCAGGGACTAGTGGAAACCAAGGTATGACTACATTCTATACTAGTCGCTCTCATTTTGCTAAGGCCGGTGGTACATCTAACAAGCATTTCTTTTACGGTGTTACTAACGCTACCGCTATAGTTACCGGCGGGCCGGGTCTAATACTCAGTCCTAGAATTAACTTTACTTGTCTATTAACTGACGAAGTAATGGCCGCCGCTGTAGAATATGCTATTAACTCATCAAATTCTGAGCAAGAAGGTGTAGAAGCATCTAGTTTTGACTGTACTCATATGTTTGCTCCTGATGGAAAAACATTAGGCGACTGGGGTGTCAGCCCTACCGCTATTAGAATAAAGACGATGGCTGACAATAAAACGCCTCTAAGTAAATTGTTTGAAGTAGACATAACCAAAGACTTTGGTTTACTTGATGGTGCTTCGACTGATGCTGCGGTAAGCAATAAGCACACTGGTGGTTTATCTACAAGTGAAATGGATGCAGGTACTCGCTTAGACATTGGTTACATACCTTCTACTATACTTCAAATTACAACCAAGTATAGAGGAGCGAATGCAAATACGGCTACCCCTGTGCTAGTCGATAGTCAAAACAACATAGTCGATACTACAATCTGGCAAAGGAATCTAAGAGGTGAAAACTTCATTGATGTAGCCGGTGACAGAATTATACCTAGAATTGATTCACCATCTGCGCTGATAAGTGCCGCTAGTGGAACTACCAACATAGATGTAGCAGGCGGCCAAACATGGGCTTTGTTTGGTAAACTTGCATGTAACAATGCAGTCAGTTGGGGCGAGCCTTTCTTAATTAGATATAGTTCTGACAAATATGCTACAGTAAGAAGTGAGCCCGGCTCAGCCTGCGTTACTAGAGTTGTCTATGTAGGTAACGCTAGTTCTTCTAATTGGTCTACACCGTCGGCTAGTGATATAATTTTCAAAGGATACGCTGACACTTACGATGCTATCAAAACAGATGGTATCAGAAGAGCAGGTAGCAAACAATCTAGTCCGTTCCTTTACTTCCGTGGCGGTAGAGATAGCCCAGACCACTGGGTGCCCCTCTACTTCGGTGGTGGATTTAGCGGTGCGGTTGTCGACATAAACGACGGTACGCAAAACGATTACGGCGAATTCTATACCCATCCGTATTCTTCTGGCCCAACAGGTAGTGCAGGTATGCAGAATATAGGAGAGGTGGCTGGCTCTTACGCACTACTCGATACCAATGCTATGCTGGCTATGTTCCCCGGTACACCTTATCTTGACCAACACAAAGGTCAGAATCATCCTCCTTTCTTTAACCAAGATGCTATACTTACCTTCGACATGGCTAAGGGTGCTAACACTAAAGTGACAGGTGTAACATATACTGACAGTGCGACTAACGGTAGCCCTAACACAGTCAGTGTAAACATACCTAGCCCAATAGTTCTTAGATTTGCTCACCCTCACGCTAGGTATAGTTCGTCAGGAAATACAAACAACCAAACTACCTACATGATATTTGGTCCGGGTCAGGCTTTTCCACACAACCAAGCAGCACATGAGCCACAGGGTGCTGATATAGTTACAGCGGGTAACGGCTACAGTGCAGTACCTATTCATTACAACAACGATGCGACTAAAGATACATTCTTACCAAATCAATTGGCTAACGGTGATGCTACTGAGCATAGTGGTTTCAATAGAGGTGCTGGAGGTGCGCTTGCTGACAAAGTGGCTTTGGCTCACTTACCCATGACTACCTTTTTCCAGAAAAACAACGAGACTGCGTTTAATTATGTAATGAACTGGCAACCTACCAAAGGGTTCCCGTCAGAAGATTCAAGCGCTACTAAAAGTTACGACCAAACTAATGTGAAGGCTTTCTATTACGAAGGTAGTGCAGTTGCATCTGCTAGGCCCAAGCATTTCCATCCGTTTAACCATGTCCCTGTAGGATTTGGCGGAGGGGCTGCGAATACCATAGGTGGCTCTAACTTCGTTAAAACTAGGCGGTCTGCTGCTGTTTGGCACATGGATGGTGGATATCATCCGGGCGGTCATTTCTTAGATAACCATGTAAGTAAAAACCCTGACCACCCTACTGGTACTGCTGCTAGAATTGCTAATGGTAGCGGGGCTGCTAGAAACCCTACAGTTTTCAGACCTTGTGGTTTGTTAGCAAAGGCTTACTTAGGTTATTACGGAGGTGCACCTACTAACCAAGGGGTAAGCAACAACATAGTCATAGTTGATGCAACTCGTGTTCAAAACGCAGAAGAATTGGCTACTATTATTAGTGCTTCAATCAATACATTCCCCGGTACAGACCCGCTCAAGGCTATGGGTGGTACATTTATGCCATCTATGCAAAATGCTCACAAGCAAGACAGATACGGTTGGGTCAAAGCAACTGTTCAGAGTTATAATCAAGAAACTGATGGAGACGGCGGCGCTGCTGGTACTGTAGTCATCAATGGTAGTTTTGACAAATTACCCGAATACGGTTGGGTAAGGATGAGTGACGGAACTAATGCTTATTACGCACCTTATGTGTCAACATCCTATTCAGCACCTAACCTAACTTTGACGCTTGGTATTAACCCCGGCGGCTCTAACAAGACCAATTTCGTCAACCCTCATAACAACACAGACTTGACCAGTCTTGCTGGAGGTACGACTTACGAGGCTTATGTTTGGACTAAAGCAGGTACTCACAGATATAATAACGATTCTGGTAATTCGGCCAGAGACCACATGACTCAGGTTCACTTTAGTGGATATGTAGACGCAGTAGACCGAACTAAAGCAGTAGGTGCAGTTGGCTGGCATGGAGAAAGATATTCTTACTTCAACTCGTTAGATATAACTGGTAACACCTATGCTGCTGGTCTAGGTGCTTGGCATCCTTTCTTAGGCTTCAACCCTTACGGCGCTGCTGAAACTTGTTTGGCTGGCTCTTCTCCTGCTCCAGTGACGGGAGAAGGCTCTTTGTCGGCTGCATTTGTATCTGACTTTTGTGTAAGTGGGCTATCTAGTAGACACCTAATAGTGATTAGTCATGAGAGTGAACTACCATTGGTCGCTAAGGCTGACCGTGACAGTATTACTTGTACAGGTGACATGCTAACTATGGTGGGTGTAGGAGACTCTATCCACGCCGGTACCATTGCTTGGAATACTGGAAAGGTTCACAACAAAGACAGATATGTTGGACCTGCCACTGCTGGCCCTCATGTAGAAGTACAGATTCACAAAAGTCAATTCAGGCCGAGTACCGCTGATGATTATCCAGCCGGTAACGCTTTACCAGCCGACGCTAAATGGCATCGTACTATACAAAGCGGTGATATGGTTAGGGCTAACGCTTGTAGATACCCTACTGGTGATTTGTTTTGGGATGAAAGCACTGTTTCGCAAAATAGTTTCCACGAAAGTCAAAGTACCTATGCGACTGAATGTATAGGTATAACTGGAGCAACACATTATCTATCATCGAGTGCCAATCAAGGTAATAACGGATTGTTCGGTTATTACAGTAAAAGAAGTGCGGCTAGAAATTTCTTACCAGAGCATGTAGTTTGGAAGCGAATGGATGGCGGTAGTCTTACTATGCCTGCTGTCAACGCCAGAGGGCTCGGTATGATTCCTTGGGTAAACAGAAAAGATAGTAGCGCTACTGATTACAAGATGGTGGGTGAAAAGATACTAGGTAATGTTAGATTTAGTTTTGAGACAACCAACGCCGCTATGTTCCCTATCATCCAAGCACAAGAGTTAGGACATCCACAACTAGCCGAGCAGCACCCTCTTGAAATAAGAAATGCCTTACTTATCCCTAACGAACATAAGCAGTTTGAAAGTATGGTTGTAGTAGATGATACTGGTCAAGAGCATCGTATAGAAGGCGGCTCTCCTTTTGGTACCGTCATTATGGATTTTAGGCATATCAGTGACAGAGAGATAGAAGGACTAGCCCCTGCCCTAGCGGGTGCAGGTGTTAATCCAAATCTAAAGATTAGATTACCTAATCCTGATGAGATACCGGGCAATATAGTAATTAGGTCAGGGTTTGATAGAATACAGGGCTATCAAAATGAAACAGTTGGCTCTGGTGGTTTACAGCACCCTGCTCAAAATATAACTCAAATAAGACAGATGTTCAGTCATGAATATGCTGGACCAAGAGTTTGGCCTACTTGGGAGAACAACGGTTGGGAGCATTTGAGTCAAGATGGTACAGATATATCATTTACTAAGAGTAACACCAGACTCGGCTTCCCTGCTTCTAAGAAAGAAGGTTGGGAGGACCATACAGACAACAACCCACTCAAGTCTTCATTCGAGCCGCATGACAGGTCTTTGTATTTCCATGTGACTAGAATGGGAACAACTATGACCCACAGATATGATTTACAAGAGTTAAATTTTGTGGATGCTGATATTTCAGGTGGAACTATAAGTGTGAATGAAAATCCAGAAACTAGTATTTGGTTAGACGGTACCCAGTTGAGTGGTGGTAGGTATTTCTTAAGAGTCTACAATCCAGAAACCGGCGAAGGTGTTATTGCTTCTTATACGCATTTAGCATCAAAGAAAGGCTTTGGAACTAGTTCTAACAAAGTCGTGTTTAGCCCTGACTTTGAGCAGTTTATTATAGACAATAATGACCTTAATAACAGTACTTTGAAAGTAGTTCCGTCTTATTATGTACCGGCTGGTACAACCAGAATGTTTGCTTCTCGTAGACTCCGTGACCACAGTGAATACAGTGGTGCAAGTCCAGATATGAAAAAGATAGATTGGTTTAAAATGTACAGCAACTTACCCGCTAATACAGGGGCGTTTGCAGCCAATTCTATACCCAGTCAATACATTAACGCTCCTAGAATGACACCTATGCCTATACCACGAATGGGTCATCATTACATTACTCCTACCATGGCGCTTATGCCGGGACACTACGCTCACCCTGCCTATCAAAGTCTATACGATTTACATCAAGCCTGTAAAAGTTCTAGTCACGAACCTTTGTCTACTTCCTTAACAGGTATAATCAAGGCTGACAGAACTAGTACTGCTAATACAGTTGATACCCAAGGTTTCAGCAAAGACCCACTTGTATGGTTTTCTACTCCTAGTGCGGCTTACAGCCCTAGCGATATACACGGTGGTGCGTTTACTTTACTTACAGAAACTAAACTCAAATACGAAGGTTATGGCGTGGCTGCTAGTGTAGGTAACAACGCAGGTGCTGTAAATGCACAAGGTGGTCATACTCTTGTATTAGAGGCGGCTGCTACTTACACACTGAATAACCATTTCCCAGACCCACTGGAAGTAGGCGCTTATCAGATTATCATTCAGCCAAATGTATTCAAACAACAACTCAAAGGTTTTCACCAGAACCATAGCGATGCTGTAAAAGCACCGAGCGAGGCGGGCTCTAAAGTAACCGAGTTGACAGGTCAACAAGTCAATACTGTGATTGCTATAGAAAAGGATGTGAATACTAGAGGGGCTTATGCGTTAATCCTTTCAGAGGCTATGATGGCGGATGTAAGAGGTTGCGAAGTTATACTCAACGAAATAATACTAGACATAGACCCTGACCCCGGAAGCCAATTTACCAACTTACCACCATTAGCACTGTACAACCCTCTAGGTGTACAAGAGTCATCTAGTCCTAACTTTACAAGAAGAAGTCTACCTTACAGACCCGGAATGTTTGCTAGTTCTACTCCCGGCAGAACACTTAACATTCCTTGGTGGAGTATACTTCACAAAGATGGGGCTGCTGCCGCTGCCGCTGCTAAATTTAGATATCTTGAATGGCATAAGCCAGACAATTATTATGAGTTTTGCAGAGCATCTTATGGCTCTGTAGGTGCACAATTAACATTAGCAGGCTATCCTACTAGTTTCCTAGATATTTATGAACCACATAAGAGAAACAGAAGTTTGAACCCTCACTGTGTAGTTATCACTACTGCTCAGGGTAGTGGAGAGATAAGAGTAGATAACGCAGACCTCTTCCCAATAGTGCCCTATTATGGAGAAGTATTAGAATATACCAAAAATGGTGTAAGGTATACTGCCCCTTATACTAATGTACACGGTACTCTTGCCACCGGTGACCCGTCATTAACTACTAAGTTTAACGGAGTTGCCAATACATCAGCAACTGCTGGCTTCTGGTCTAATTTAGCCATTGGTGATATACTGACCTTAAGTAAGCCATACAATTATGGAAGTGCAGAATCAATCTATCTCGATTCTGATACAAGTATAGTTACCCGTAATTTACCTCAGTTAGCCAACGGTAGTAGAGATACTAACTCATTGCACCCAGCAGACGCATTCCTTTCGATGTGGCATCCTAATTTAGGAAGGCCATTTACTTGGTATAGCGATGATGCTTCAAGGTCCATTTACACTAAAGCAGGCGCTGCCGATACACCAGTCGACCAAAAACCATACAACCATGTACCTGAGCACTTTGAAACTATACATTATCACGATTTCAATTATGTATCGAGTAAAGGTCCGTTTGCTTTGGGAATGAAGTGGATAGCCCCTCCTCACGACTCAGCCGCTACTGGTCAGGTATATACAGCCGCTCAAATAGACGCTTTATCTGATGGTGATGGTACACTTAACCACCAAGGTGGTACATCAGGAGGTAACAAATACAACTTCTTTGGAATGTGGCCGGGCGGTAGCCATGGTGGTGGAGCGACTAGTAGACTAGAGTCTTATGGACACTCTTTGATAGGTTGGGGTAGCGATACTTTTGGCATGGATTGCGAAACTTACCAAGACAGTACAGGTGTTACCACTCTGAGTTTACCTAACGATAGAAACAGGTGTTTCGGATATAGAATGGGTGTAAGGCAACTGTACAACAGACCTCGCTGGTCGCCTTATGAAAGAGGCTGGCTAGAGGTAGCGAATACAAGAGCCATGTTAGGTTACTATAACGGCCCACTTATTCAGCAAGATTCTAAGACAGGTGGTTGGGACTATGTAGGGTTTGATACTGCTCAAGCAGATGTTAACTTCGATGCACTTTATGTTGGTATTCTTGAAAGAATAACTCAAGTTTCTAGTCTACTGGGACAAGACCAAATTGGTCGACAAGTTAGATATAGTGACGGTAGAAGAATGACTAGTTCATTCGGCTGTCCTGTTAGAACTGTAAGAAACGCTTCTACTGTAACTCGAATGTTTCCTAATGACGAAGAAGGTCAAGGTATAGAAGAATTGGCTAGGGCTCATCGTCATTATATGGTAGACTGGTGGGGTAATACTCGTGGTGAAGATGTCAGGCGTTTCCCTGTAAGAGGATTCGGTATGCGACCATCTTGGGACCCAGAAGACGCTTACAAAGATACCAATGTAGCGCATAGACCCGCTGCCAACGACTTATTTGGTGGAGACGGTGGTGACAGACAAAGTGGTAACGCTAACACAGTCAACAATGATGCCACTAACATGGGCGTTGTAGACTGGTTTAACCCAGCCAGTATGCTTAGAGTAGGTGACAGGGGAGATGGAAGAGGCTGTAGATGGCCTACTGTATTCAACGAAAGTTTACTGATGGCTATCAGTGAAACGCATGACGCTAGTGGAATAGTATTGTCTGCTAATACAGCCGAACCTGCCTACGGACAAGGTTTGGTTAGACCTAGTAACAATACACTACAAGCAGGTGAAATAGAAAGAGGCATCAGTGACAGAGTAGACCTTGATTCTGATGATGGGCTACTCAAGCCAAGCGCACATGTTGGTGAGGCCACGGAAACTGTTAACGCAGACATTAGAGGTGCTGAGCCTGTATCGAGAGATGATGTCAGGCTAGGGTTAGATGTAGATACTGTAGCGGAACTTAACGACGGAGTAAGTCGTGAATATGTAGTCATGTCAACAGAGGCTCACAGCCTGCACACTGATAGAGAAGTAGGACAGAGGACTAACATTAGAGGTGCTTACAACTTCGGAAGCCGTACTCTCAAAGACCTAGATATGACTGCTCTCAATTGGAGTTCTGCTCCTGTTACTGGTGTAGTTAAGCACTCTGATGCTCATGCTATGTGGCCACTTGGTGGTACTTATGTGATGGACTGGAACAAATATTCTGGTAATTTAGATGTAAAGGGTTGGGGTCAACAGATACCACAAAGTGGGCTATCGCTTTGGCTAAGAGCAGATTCTATATCAGTAGATGATGGGGCAACGGTTTCCGAATGGAAAGACCAAAGTGGAAATGGTAGAGACTTTACTCAATCCACCGCTAACGACAAACCTACATTCGTAACCTCAGATGCTACATTTAACAACAAACCGTGTGTTCAATTTAGTAGTGATGATTTATTGATAAAATCTTTTGATACTGGATTAAATACCAATGAATTTACTACTTTCACCGTTATGTGTACTAATAACGATAATAACAATTATCAAGTGGGTTATGAAAGTAGAGGTTTCCCTAGTAGTATTAGAATGGGTTACAATATATATGCTAACATGTCGGGCAGTTTTAACAGATGGGAATTTTGGGCAGGACAAAGTAGTTCATGGAGTGCTATAAATTCACCAAACGGAACTGCGGTAGTCAATCAACCAAATATACTTACTGTGTCTATAGAAGGCGGTAACGGTGCAGGTGGTACTGTAACGGCTCAAGGACTACGAGTAGATGGTACACTAGCAACTGGACTAGCCTTGTCATCCTCTACACTTACTCCTAATTACTACAAAAACACAAATGAAGCAAGTCAAGTAGGTAAAGTAACTGATACTGGCTCGACTGGTACATTCCCTCTTATTGGTAAAATAGCAGAAGTTATACATTATGATAGAAAATTGACTGCTGCTGAAATAAACTTAGTCGAAGGATACCTAAGTTCTCGTTATAATATTACTGTAACACAGAACACTTGGAGTCCTTCTAACCCGTATCAAGATGATGGACATAATCCTATATCTCAAAACATCAACTTTACTGACAACAATATACAATTCTTATATCGACCTGCATTCGGACTTGACTTCAAGCACAGCCAGATGTTTAGGTCTTATGTAGCACTGAAAGGTAGCAGTCCTCAAGAAAACTCAAACTTCTACAGGGCTACTGCTGGTGGTAAGTATGGTATGTTCACTAGTGATGCACCGGGTGCTAGAACAGGTACACCAAGTAGTCCACCTTATGCACCTGTCTATACAGTTGACCCAGACACAAGTACAACTGTACCTGTCAGCCAAGGGCCGAAGATACCCGGTGTCGATGTCACAGGTTATGATAAGTCGGATATTACCAACCCAGTGGCTAGAATGGTTATGTCAGAAAACACTCTTGAACACTTCCGAGCCGACGCAAGCCGTCGTTCTATAGATGATGATGAGGGTGATTACAGCGTTCAACCAAGGCATAGCCAGACGCTACATCCAAAGGGTAGCAAAGGGGATGCATCTTATAATACTGGAGACCATAGTGGGGAGTGAAGCGCATGACACCGATGGATGAGGCTTGGCGATTACTCAAGATGCCTCAAGAGGCTCGTGAATTTGCTACACAGGCCCATGGTGACCAAATGTATGGCGAACAGCCTTATATGACCCATGTAGAAGATGTAGCGAGTGGATTCACCGACCCTCATTTACAGCGAATTGCTTACTTACATGATGTCGTAGAAGATACAGGTATAGGTTTAGATGAAATTCATGAAAGATTCGGGCCAGAAGTCGGTTCAGCAATCGATGCCTTGACTCGCCGTGAAGGAGAACAATATTTTGATTTCATCCAACGAGTCAACGAACACCCCGAAGCAAAGCAAGTTAAACTGGCTGACTTACATGCTAATTTAAAGAGGCAGCCGCATGAAAGCCTTGCTCGAAGATACAACAAAGCAATTGGTATATTGAGGGGGGAGTGAACATGGCGCTAGGTAAGAATCTCGCAACAGGTCGGGCAGACGCTGCTCAGAACGCTGTAATGAAGAAGATTCGTAAGCCACGCTTTGTCGACAACGCTGTTCGTCATGCTCAGTACACTAAGGTTAAGGCTGGCTTTGCGGCTAACAAACCTACCAAAACAGATTTCATACCTACACCTGAGCGCAGATACAAACTCATCGAGGAAGAAGATACCATCCGTTTGCTTCACAATCCAACAGACAGTATGACCTATGAGGGCTCGTTGTTCTATGACGGTGACAAGGCTAGGGCTAAGTTTACTAGCACTGTTGCGCCTTCCGAACCTCCTACTTATCCAGCAACTGTCTTACCACCATTGGTAGTAGGTAGTGAACATAATAACCAAGCCTTGGTATTATCAGAGGTTCAGAACGCTACGAAGGGTAATAGATACCGACTAGAGAACCTAAAAGGTAGCAAACTGAGTGATATAGGCTTCACTGACAAAACCATCCGTTTTGTTCAGAAAGTGGGAGTAGGGCTGAGGACTTCTGACCTCGCAATCAAGTTAGGCAACTCGTCTAAGAGTTCGATAAACGGTATCAAGGTCAAATCCCACAGCGGGACATTCGTTGCTAGGGACTTTTACGGAGTAGATTCAATAAATGCACTAAGATATCTAGCAAAACACGACTTTTATTCACCTAGAAGTGATAGATTTGGTAATTTACTGTATGTACCCCAGACGCAGATTGAAAGAGAACACTTTTTGAATGAAAATAGAGTGTCTGAGGGCACTTCTGAGAACAATAACGACGCTGTACCTAACAGAGTAGTAGTCAGAGGCAAGTCTAGGGCTAATAACGACCAAAATGTAGTCCAAGTTGACGATTTCGGTAGTCAAGTAGACACTGTTAACGAGGTTCCGGGCGGAATATCGGCACCAACTGCTCTAACTAAGGCTAGTGCTAGAAGAATAGGGCAAAACATGCTCAGAATGGCTAAAAAAGCCGGTGGCTCTAAGCAATACAGTGGTGTTTTAGCAGCAACACAAGTTCAGCCCGGAGATTTGGTAAATTACCAGTCAAGACACGACAGTGAGAAGAAAATAGTGCTGAGTGGGACTTATGACTTAATAAATCGCAAGTCTGACCTACATGTCAACTCAGTTGACGGTACATTGGAAGATGTTTTACAAAGATTCCAAGAAGTCGACATAAGCGGTAGCATGGATGATAACTTTGACAGAAACAGACAGTTTGGTGTAGAAGAATTCAGTACATCCTTTGGTTTGAAGATGAAAATCAACTGGGAAATTGCTGAAAGAGTAGATTCTAACAGAGGTGTTGGATTTAACCTTGGTCAGCCTAATAGAGACACTTTACATGGCGCCCGTAGGCTACAAAGTACGGGTGTTCTCATAAATAACGGTGCAGGTCACGCCATAGGTACTTATTTATTCACAGTCGATGGTAATAGTGCTACTACTACCTTTAGTAATAATCAAGAGATATATACCAAAGACGGTAACAAACTAGGTCATGTTATGGAAATAGCATCTTTTACAGTAGGTAGCGGTGCTTACAACAACGACCCTACGATAACACATGCTAGTTCTACTAGTATCAAACTAGGGATGCTTGTAGTAGGTACTGGTATACCTGTCGGTGCCTTTGTATCATCAATTACTAGCAATACCGAATTTGAACTATCTGTATCTACTACTGGCGGCTCCTTATCAGGTCAAACTTTGACATTTTCAACCACCACTGCTACTATATTAGCAATAAGTTCCAGAAGTGTACACCCAGTTAGTAACAATGACGAGATATATTTACTCCCAGAGACTCTACCAGAGTCCAGAAACAGCCATTTGAAGATAGGTGTTTCGCAAACTAAGTATTCGAGAAATAGGAGAGGATGATAGTGCCCGTATTAAATGAAGGAACGAGATTTTTGATAGACACGCTAAGAGCAAGAATAAACGAAGTAGTATTCGGCTTCGACGGAACGGTTGCCACCCAGCAGGATGGGGGTATAGGTAGACCAGCAGTTGTAGTCAAACCGGATGTCAAGGTAATAGATGACAATACACTGTCAATAGAAGCAAAACTGTCATTAGATGTGAGTTTCACGCTACCTCTGAGGGAAGTAGTTATCAGATACAAGAATCCAACAGATTCGACTGATACCACTGACTTTTGTAGATACACTTACAATTCTATAGAAAAGACAAGTAATAACGAAATTAAATTTTCAGCAGTAATAGAGGTGGGACAATGACTAATCCAAAAGCAGGACATACCAGTGCTACTGGTTACGGCACTAATTCACAAGGACTTAGAGACGGCGATGGGCTTACTAGCCCTAGCCTTACTAATCTGTACGAAGGACTACATGGTAACGGTATCTTGCGGTTAGGTGACGGGGCTGCTGGTGACTCTCTAAGAAACAGTATAGTTTCTGGAACACCGGGGTTTGTCACTATATCCAGTGGAGGAGTTGTTACTGTAAACGGCGGCTACTGTGTACTTGACGGTATATTGTATAAGTTCGCTAACGGTCCATCTGGAACAGAAGCGTTTACCGTAGGCACCAGCACTAACTTCGCAGGCGACTTACCAAGTGTACCCAGTTCTAGTGGTGAAGTATTCGTAGTGGTCTACCTAGTGGGTAGAACAACACCGGAAGCCAACATCATGTACGAGATAGGTACACCTGTAACAGCATCAGCAGGTACGCCACTTATCCCTAATCGATTCCTATCAGACCCAAGTATTACCGCTAATACTGATTTAAACCATAACTCTACAGTAATCGCTGTACTCAGATACACGGTGTCGTCAGGCGCTGCTAATATCAACGCAGCATTAAGCGCTACTGCTACTGTATTTGACAGAAGGACATTCATTAGAAACAGCCCACTTTATCTAACACCTATGACAGACGGGTCGATAGGTGATGTGACTACAGCAAAAGCCATCAATTCCGCTGGCGATATGGATGCTTTCTTTGCCTCGCCTGAAAATGGAGATTTGGCTGGTAGTCCCTTTGGCGCAATCTGGCAGAGTCATCGTGAAGATAGGTCAAGTGGTAAGCATGGTGTAATCTACGCCGCTATACCTAAGAACTTACACGCTACTGCTGCAACAGAAACCGTAGTACTAGGACCTAACAGGATATCTATACTAACGGCCAATACTACCTTCACCTTTGACCAAGAGAATATTTTCTTAGTTAATCCAAACGGCGGTAGTGCTCACGCTACCTTGACTGCTAGTGGTGATTTCCCATCTGGTCATGTTATCGAGGTTAGAAACATATCTACTTCTGGCTCTTACAACACTGTATTCAACGCTAAGACTGACAACGCTTCTGCTGCAAATATAAACATAGCAAATGGCAAGTATGCTAGATTTGTTTATGATGGTACTGATTGGCATCTGCTAATTTTACAGGCATGATAGTATGGGTAGATTAGTAGAAATGCTTAGGCATAAGTGCGAGAACTGTAATAGGCTCTCACTACCTTTGACAATCTCAGGCAAATACCTGACAGGTGAACCAGTAGTGCTTCACGAATGTTCTTTCTGTGGCTACATAAGGTTCCACGGCCAACTTGGATTCAAGGGTGTTCGTAAGCGCAAGGCTGAACCCTTGTCCAAGAAGGCCAATGGTCGCTTGTCCCGTTATCTCAGACAAATGGCTGAGAAGTTAGGAAGGTAGTTGTTCTGCCCATTCCTTCTGTAAATAGTTTCTATAAATTACATCAGAGGCAATGTATATCATTTCATATAACTCCCACGCTAAATCCTTTGCTTCTTTAAAATCTACATCTTCATCTAAGTATGATTTGAAATCCCCATTACATATGAGATTATCAAACATACGCAGTACATCTTCTAAATTCCACTCTTCTATTTTACCTGTTATTTTTATAACTCCTGATTCTATTAAGTTTGGAATTCCTGCTTCCATTTCGTCAATATCAGGAATCTCTATTCCCTCGCTCTCTTCTGGTCTCTTTTCGTCGGCCATAAATTATGGTATAACATACTATACTTAAATGCATTGAGTATTTTTTCTTCAAAAACGAGCACATTTGAGTGGTTACTCTTCCTCGTCTTTTCCACGGAGACACGCTAAGCAGTATCTAAATCCTTTATGGGCTAGATTGAAACAATCTCTTTTTGAGCAAAGTCTCATTCTACTCGCCACGCTTTACTACGATATCGTCTATCCTTAGTATGCTGATGGTGACTTCGCTAGCAGATTGCACTGCTTGCTTGACTAAACTGAGTGGTTCCCATACATTGGCTTCTACCATGGAACAAGACCCACCATTCTCTATATCTGGACCAGCGTCGCTGTTACCTTGTTGATGTTCGTTTCTTAGAGTCAATACAGTGTCTAGTGGGTCATGCCCTGCGTTCTCAGCAATAGTGGCAGGTATGGACTCAAGAGCCTCAGCAAACGCATCGATAGCCATCTGCTCTCTACCACCTGCTTCCGCAGCCCTTTGCCTTAGATGGAGGGCTGCATTCAGATAAGCAGAGCCGCCACCGGGTACTACGCCTAGAGTAGTGTACGCTAAGCAAACTACACCCAGTGCATCTTCAAAGCCACGCTCAGTTTCGTCAAGAGTCTGCTTAGTAGCACCTCTTAGAATTAGTGTAGTAACTTCTCCTTCACCTTTGACTACGACATACTTCATGTCACCGATAGTCTTACACTCTGCATCGCAATCTACAGCCTCTTGTAGGTCTTCTGTAGTATGGGCTATAGTAGTGTTGAGCAGTTTAGATAAAGCGGTCATATCACTCTCAGGAATTCTATGAACCAGAGAAATACCTTGTTTTGCTAGTGTCGCAGCAACTACCTCGTTTACGGTATCTCTAACGAATACAATACCGCCATCCGGTAGCATATTGGCTATTTGTTGCCCTTTTTCGACCCAGTTGTCACGACCAGTTTGTCGCTTGTATTGTTGATATTCAGCAGCAGAGCCCAAACTTAGTTGCACATTGTCATCGCTTTTACTGTCACTCAGACTAGTGTTGATGAGTAGAGCCTTACCGTTTGGTTTCATAGGCATAGCAGGTAGAATGAACTCTTTGTGCAATACTACCCCACTAAAGCAAGATGAATCATCTAGGCTACCACCCGGTTGACATAGAACACGGATGCGTTCAAACTCTCCACCGGCTTTCTTAACAGCGTCGACACACAGTGCACTTACATGCTCTATACTAGATTCAAGCGCTTTGCCTGTAATTGAAGTCTTGGCTACATTCTGTAAATGGTCTTTAGCATCTACCTTGAGTGTCTCAAGATGCTCAGTAGTCCACCTAGAAGCCTGTCGGTAACCTCTACAGATTACATTGGCGTGTAGACCCTTGTTGAACAGGAGTTCACTGTTACCCAGTAATTCGCCTGCTAAGACAACTGTACTAGTAGTACCGTCATAGCACATACTTTCTTGTGTGTTGGCAGCCTCAACTACCATCTTAGCGGCAGGGTGACTTGCGTCTAACTCCTGCAATATAGTAGCACCATCGTTGGTAACTATCACATTACCACCAGCGTCTACCATCATCTTGTCCATCCCCATCGGACCAAGTGTAGTTTTCACTGTTCCGACGGTTCTCTTTGCTGCTCTTATATTGTGCACTACTGCACTAATGTTCTGTTCTTGTTCGTTCATTGTTTTCCCTCTCAAAATGTTTTTCCAATATGGAATCTATACAGGAATTACATACTCGGTGCTTAGCACATCGTATTCCTTCCCAATTATCTCTGTTACATACTTCGCAGACTATCATAACCATTACCAGTCCACCTCGTATTCTTTGACATCCCCTGTCTTTCTGCATCTTGCTTTTACGATACCCTCATCAACACCATGTTTCCAAAGGTCGTATACAAGTTCGGCGTCTTTCAGACAATATTCAGCGACTTTGCTGTAATTACCCTTACGCCACTCCACTGGGGCATCGTGACTATTCATAAGTTTACCCTTGTTTAAAGTATGATAACAGGCGTCTGAAAGTGGTACTGCATGACCCACTATGTTTTTCAGCAAAACAGATGTATCAAAGACTTGTTCCTGTGACTTTGCCATAATGTCTCCAGCAGTCCAGCAGTCTAGTGCGTCTCGAATGATAGGTAAGTCAAACCCTTTGAGGTTGTGACCTAGTACCATACCGCCCTTAGCAACATGCTCCGCCAAGTCATCACCGATAATTTTAGGATGCATTTTCTTGACAATCGTACCTTCGGGTAGATACTTAGATACTGATTCATTAGAATAAACAGTACCTTGTTCTCCATCCCAAGTAGCAACTACAGTGGGCTCAAACAAGTGACTGTGACCCCATCCTCCTATCTCATGAGAGAAATTCGCTGTTTCAATATCTAAGGCTAACATGTTTGACATACTACATCCTCCATACACATTTTGCACCAGTCGCAGACCAACACAGGGTTCTTCCAATGCATCCCTATATAGTACCCCCCTATGTCTTTTCCTATCTTAGATTCACAAAATACGCATTCAAAGTCCCAAATCGAAGACATCAATTTTTGCCCCCGTCTTGCTTAGATTTACTTACATAGTCATCTCTAAGTTTGACATACTTGGATACTCCTTCTCTTGTTTCTTTGAACATCTTAGCACCGTAATCGTTGTACTTACCGTTGACAGAACCCTTACTACTTAAGTTGGCTAACTTACCAAACACCTTGTACATCTCAGCCTTCTTGACCCAGTTGACGCCTCTTTGGTCATCAAAGTCAAATCTTTCACATTGATTGTATGCGCTCTTCCAGTGACCTTCCATCTTCTTCTTTTCATTACCGCCGGAGCCGACTTTGACTTCGGACTCAAGCCACTGGATTAGATTTTGATATAGGTCGAATAAGATTTCCTTAGCCATATCTATATGGTCTCCACGGACAGTCCATGTACCTTCAATCATAGCCATATGATGAGCCAGTACATTGGTATAGTTCTGTAGACCCATGATGAAAGATGCACAGATACCCTGTTTCTCAGGACCCATTGGTTCTACTAGAGTGTAGTATTCGTCAATAGCCGCAATGAGAGCAGGTCTATACGAACTGTCTACCTTGAACATTCTATCCATCACACTCATGACTGTAGTTTCTTTGTCATCATCGTGCATATCTGTCCATTCTAAATGAGAAAGGCCGCTGAGTTTCAACACCCTGTCTCTAAGGCTTGTCTTAAGTTCGCTAAAGAAGTCAGCAACTTTGTCAAAGGATACTTCAAACTCTGGCTTACTGTGAACTGATTCAGCCAATTCGTGATTGACATCTCTCTTCATGTCAAGTGTCCAATGCCTCCAGTAAGTGAGGACACGCTGGAAGATACCTTTGTCAAGCACATGCTCCTTGATACCCTTCGGAGGGTAGGTAGTAATCCACAGTGACACCTCAGATTTAACACTGAATGTGTCTCTTGCCATGTGCTTTGTTAGAATGTTACGACCAGTCCCTGCTGAGTTTAAAGCAGACTGTAAGAACAAAGTAGTATTCTCATTGTGCTGTCCACCCTTTAGCAGAACAGAACCTTCATCAAAGTTCAGACCTTTACGACCCCCAAGTATACCTTCTCTCACCATCATGTCAGGATTTCTTGGGTCTTCCGAATCAGGGTCGGGTACCAGTGTACCTACTAACGCTGCATCGTTACCAGAGTTGTAGTCAATTGACTTGAGGCCAGCCGCTTTCAATACCTTTTCTATAATCTGATAAGACGCTGATTTACCTGTCCTAGTATCCTGTATCCAGAATACGCTGACTCTTGGGTCAAGGTTACTTCCTCCCACTGGTATTCTTGCATAGCCTACAGAAGCCTGTCCAAGAATAAAGAAAAAGGATAGTAATCCCGGTATCTCATTGTTCTTACTTACCTGATTGAAGTGGTCAAGATAACCTTTCAATATTGGGTATTTATGTACGCATTCGTAATTATCTGCTCGGTGTTCCATCATTTTCATTTCCCTCTCTTATTGTATGTCTTTTGGACTTTGACTGGTTCCTCTGAGGTCAGTACATTTAGTAACCGCTGCCTCAAAGTTTTACCCATACCCTTTACTTGCTTTAGTGATTCTAAGTAGAGCATCTCTTCTATAGAACCGCACTTAGCGAGCAACTTATCTACCAAGTCTGGGCCGAAACCGGGTATGGTTATCAGCATATCAGCCCTTACATCATTGGTACTTACTCTTGTCACTGCTCTTGCACCATGCCTACTGGCTGGCTTATGCATTTTGCTGTGAAGTTTGGCTATGAACATAGCCGCTTCTGAATGGTCTTTTGCACGATATATGTGACAATCGAAGTCAGCCATTATTCGTGCGAATGTACCTAATAGTTCATTCATAACCTTGGAATATGATATATTTCTACCTTGTTTTTTAGAGAGTGCTACATACTTGGCTATGTCACCGTGTACGACAAGGAATACTCTTTCGCAGTTAGCGTCTAGGTTATCTATCTGCCTCATTAGATGACCGCTATGGCTAGATTGGAATAGGTCTGAAAGGCTCTTACACTCTATGTGAGCATTACCCACTTTGTAATCACCCATACCTTGTAAGTGCTCTTTTTTAGTGGGAAAGCCTTGTCTCTCAGCAGCACGAATAACAGCATCGTGCAATTGACCTCTTTCATTAGTGTCTATTATCAAAGGTGTTTTACTCATATCCTCTCCTCCTGCATTGTGCGCACTTTGATATGGTTCTGTCAAACAATATACCACCGCATCTTTTACCAGCATTAGTTACTCTGGTACACTTTAATTCATCGGGAACTCTCAAGTTATACCTACAAGATTGGCATATAATAACAGGGTCCTCTAGGCTTTCATACCTGTCTTTCATTATCTTAGTGGCTCTTACACGATTACCACATATTTCGCAATAATATAATGACATTTATTCTTCCTCCGTTATAGCGCCTGTTCCATCCCAGTATCTACACTTACCTAGACAAAGCCCTTTCTTCCAGAGCATGGAACATGTCTGTGGGTAATCTGTACCTATGATAGTGCTTACTTGGTATCGGGTAGTGCTTTCGTTGAAGTCAGCCCATTGAAGCGAGCGAATGTAGTCTACAATGATTTCGGTATGCTTGGCCTTACTTTCCTCTGTCAACTTCCAAGCAGGCATGAAATATCTCAGGCGTTTCGATAGGAATTTAGCAAGTTGTACCCTTGCATCGTGACTAGGGTTACTACCTATCCTACAAGCCGCTGAGTTTAGACAGGGTAGTATGATTACCCCATCTGTAGAGGCAGTGGGTAAGTCAATAGGTGCTGAGTTAGGATTGAAGATTTGGCTTCTTTCCTTTATCTTCCTAACAGTTAACTCCAGACCCTTGGTACCGTAAGATATCATACCAGCCTTTGCATCTTCTGCTTTGTCCATTACGAAATCAATACCTCTTTCCATATCGTTTGTAGACAGCGGTATAGACCAAAGTCCCCTCTTAGCATTATACGAGTTAGGTATCCTAATCATACCACTAGTGTCGAATGGGACTGCTGGGTCTGAGCAAAACAAACCTAATGCAACAACCCAGTCATTGACTGTTTGCATACCTGCTTCTTTGATTGCTGATAGACTGTTGGGTCCACTCGGCATGTATTCTTTATCAAGCATGACCCATACATGGAAACCTCCTCCACTATACCATACGGCGTGTGATATGTCTCTTTCTAATAGATGGTAGTGTAGAGTCATAGTCTGCTCAAGCGCAACCTCTATCTCCACATCTGGCCTATCCCTTTCCCTGAAATTCTTAGGGTCGAAGTCCATAACAAAATGTCTGACAATCGGAGTCATCAAATCAACACGCTTGTTGTGCGGTTGCTGCAAACCTCTGTAGCCATACACTGTCATGAAGGCGTTTGACACACCGTTCTTACCAGCCCAGTATCTTTCTAAGTCTTGATTAGACCTAACGAGTTTTCTGAAACCTTTACCCTTCTCGGTGCTAAGTTCCATCACCTCCCTAGGAAAATCAAATACTATTTTCATCTCAATCACGCTTTACTTTCTCAACTATTTCTCTCAATGTAGCAACAAGGTCGTCTATATTTCGCAGTAATGATTTGTTTAAATTGAGATAAAGTGGACCTTTTGGCCCACCGCTCTTATCAAACTCATACAAACTGGTCTGTATAGCAACCGAGTAGTTTCTACCTTGGCCTAACTTGGTAAAAGTAGCATCTACTGGTCTATCGACTAGAGGTGACAAAAGCACCTCGATTGTTCTCCCTATCATATCTTCATTCATTTTGTTCACTCTCGTATTTCTTTATGTATTCTTGCGGGTCATCTGTCCCATCCCAACTTGGGCAGATACTCTTAAAAGAGCACCAAGCGCATTTACCTGTACTAGGTTTTGTTGGAAAATCATCTGTCAAGTAAGCCGTAATTAAGGCTGTCTTGAGTTTCTCTATCTTTTTTCGATAGGTGTTTACTGTTCTGGTAGTCAGTGTTTCGTATATAATTCGGTCTACTGACCTCTGTTGATAGCCATACTTATTGTATGTGTCTAGTTTAGCACTAGAGCCTGCTGGATAAACCCAGCCCCAATGGGTTACATCTTGGTATGCGTGGTCAGCCTTCTTTAACAGATACTGGTAGAAAGCCATCTCGGTCCTCATTGATTGCATCTTGAATTTAGAATCGCTCCACTCATCATCTTTACCCTTAGATTGCACCCATTTACCTGTCTTCAGTTCCATGATGGCTACACCTTCTTCTTCGCTGAAACCTCGGTCAATGCTCCCTGCATAGTGTATAGGTACGGGTATCATCTCACCGTTGAATTCAAACTCTTCATCGACATGAGCGTGTACTTCTAACTCATTCATAATCGGTAAGTATTTCTCTGGACCAGTTGATAATAGTCTTTCCAAGTCCCATCTAATTCTTGTCTCAATGATGGGTTCTTCGCCTAATGTGTACTCCTTTTCGGGTAGTATACTTAATGCCAAAGTCAACGCTTCCTCTCGCTTATCTCTTTGCATTAGTTTGAATAGTTCTTCAACGATAGGCATAGCGCTGTCATAGAACAATTCTACAGCGTCGTGTACATTGGTACCCTTAGTCATCGCATCAGTAGTAGGCTCAGGTAGTCTGTGAATACGCTTGTATTGATACTGTTTAGGACAGAAGTCAAAGTCACTGGTAAGGCTAGTCTTCGTAATACGGAGCATCTTCTCATGCCCCGGCTCCCATTGGTATGTTGATTTAGCATATGCTGCCCAGTCTCTACTCATTCTTTCATCTCCATTTCGATTAGTTTCTGTAGATAGACAGCCAAGTCCATCGCTTCTTCTTGGGCATGTATAAGCCATTCTAGCCTAGACAGAGGCGCAGTCTCCATAGTAACTCCATACTTACCTTTACCGACTTCAGCCCTTTGTTGAATCCGCTTACATACTTCGTCTTCTATTCTGCTCATATTATCACCAATACTTTTTGGGTTGTGCGGCACCAGATGCGAACTCTAAGTTCCAATCTAAAGCGCCAAAGATACCCTTCATCTTTTGCTTAACTAACTTGTCGACCATTTTGTCATAGTCCAAATCGAATCCATCTAGGTCTGTTTCTTTCTGATATACTACCACATCTGTGGGTGGTAAGTTGTCAGGTGCTTTGATGACATAGACCCAGTTAACACTGTCACCTTCGCCGTATTTGTTTGTAGTAGCCAGATGTTCGTTAAAGTACCTAGCACCCTTTACAGCACCACCAGTGGTAGTAGCGTAAGCACTGAGTGACTTCTGTAATCGTGTAGTGCTCGCCACCTCTGACAACTCTACATCTCCTCTTTTGATTCTCTTAGATATCGGTCTAATCATACCGATTACCTCATCTTCATCAGCACCCGAACATATCGCTGTTAGTACATCGTTCTCCAAGTTTTTAGAGATAGGTGCCAATGTACTTATCTTACCCCACCTTGCTGACTTCTTCTTACCTTCATCTTCGGGTGGCCAAGAACAAATACCGTAGTACAGATTCTTACCTCCTACAATCCAGTAAGGCATGTAAGCCTCAAACTCTACAATCAAATGACTAGACTCGTGTTCTCTTTGAACAGTCTCAGTCAAATGCTTAGCAAGAGCATGTGCCTCATCAAACGGCACTTGTACGAAAGCGGAATCAGTGTGCCCGTATAGGGAACTGTAACCCTGACTCTCTGATTCTTCCATAAGGAATTTGATTGCTCTCCGACCACAGGCTGTGATAGCACTGGCTATGTCGAAGTCTGACCAGCCCCAGTAAGCACTGGCGGTCATACCGTAGAATGAAGCCATTACACGCTTTACTGCAAGTTGTAATGTATTCCATCCGTTTCTCTCATTTTCAGAAGAAGCCTCCCGCATCTTCTGTTTGTACATGTCACGAAGGTCAAACATTTCGTTGACAATCTTAGGGAGCAGGGCATCTGTACCTTGCATCCAACATGTACCGTCAGATAATTCTCTGACATTAGCCTCGTTTTTACGATGGCTTGGAACTTGAGTCTCCCAAGATAGATTATGGCTCAGTATAATACTGGGGTAAAGTCCCTTGTAATCTACACAAGCCACACCCTCATATCTACCGGGCTTGGGAGGCGGAATGAAAGCACCTTCGTACTCCTGCTTCTCTTGTCGAGAGCGAGATGGTGCTTTCCAGTGAGTCCTTCTGCTTAGAAGACCTCTAGCAAATCTTGTCACATTGTGACATGATGGAAATGATACTCCACATATCCTTTGTAAGGACATGAAGAAGTTGAGTACATGGTTATCTTCATCTATTTTCTTAAGAAGAATAGTATCTTGCATACAGTAATCAACATAGTCATCAAACCTTTCAGTCCAACCAGTGAATACATCCATCTCAAATTTACCACCATAACCCAGTGTCTCGGCAATAGTTTCTAGTTTCCTATTCTTAAGTTGAGGCTGACCACTATCTTTCCATACACGCTCAAAGCCACTACCACTTCTCAGCGGGGCGGCTGTATCAAAGCATAGTCTACCAATGAGTGGTTGCGCTACATAATCGTATGAACCATCTTGCCTTGGTCGTATAACCCTACCTAGAGGGCTTAGTTTCCTGTGGTCAGATAATCTTCTAATTAGATGAGGTAGGTCAGCCCACATGATAGCATGGGCTACAAACACATCTGGGTTACATTCTTCCATGTAGTTGAGGAAAGCAGTGTGCATGTCCTCTTCTGAGCCATATAGATGTCTTTCGTAAGTAAACTTGACAGGTACTCCTTTGACAGTATATTCGACTTCTTTCTCTTCGATGAAATGGTCCATCTCGTACAGGTCAGTTGGATTGTCTTTCATCCAACAAAAGGATATGTTACGGTTGTTATAGGAATCGACTACAGCCATGACGGTTGTCTCATCTGTCTTCGGGTCCCACTCAAGGTCAAAATGCCATACTCTTGGTTTCCATTCGGGCATTTCTGATATGTTGTCAATGAGATACCTATCGACTAGACTGAGGTCTGCTTCCCATGTGAAGCCAAACTCTCTTGCCATGTCCCTGATGTCACTGTTACGATATGCGTAGACCTTGATTAGCGGGTCACCAGTTCTTAGCGCTTCTGCTGTGTCTGTCTCGTCTACATAAGAACCGGGATATCTGTTCAAGACTCTCTCAACTACTCGCTTAGGAGTAGAGGCCTTAATCCAGAAATACGGTTCAAAGTCCGTAACAGTTTCTTCAATCAGATTACCCTCAGCATCACGCCACCTCTTGTAGATGTGGTCAGGACCTGTGGGGTCTGGTCGAAAGGTATCAATTATCATATCTATTCCTCTTCATCTATCTGTACATAAGTCACATCGGCACCGCACGATGAACAGTGTAGTGTAGCCACTATACCGTTACCTTCGTAACCGTAGTCCTCTGGGTCATAGTCACAGCCCCAAATCAGTTTACCACCGCATAACCAACAGATGTCTCTTCTTTGTCTATTTACATGCATATAGTTAGTCATATTCAGTCCTCCTCATATTCTTGGTCCATTATCACCATTAGGAAGTGAGTAGACGGCTGCTCTAATACAAGCACGGTCTCATCACCTGTGTACAGGTTCAACTCACCGTTAGGTAGATTGGATAATAACTCCGGTAACCACTTGTCAAATGCTGACCTTGCGGTAATCTCAGGAGAAGCGATGCCACTCAGAGGAGCCCGTACGAACATCTTACCAGTGGCTGACTTGCCTCCTCGTATGACTAACTCCTGCCCTTGTGGGTCGAACTCAGTCTTACAAGAGTACTTGTCACCCAAGACTTTCTTGAAGCCTGTTGCTGGTTTCAGCGATTCGGCTGCAACTCTGGCATGGTAGTTAAGTGATAGATTAGCCCACTTCTGCCACATACTGTCTTCCGATTGACGGATGAGTCTTTCCATCAAGCCAACCATTTCTTGGGACTTGATGTAGGATGATGTAGGTAGTTGTAGACTAGCCTTGTCACCCTGTATGTGTAGTGTACCCGTCTTGGCACTTTGATTGATTGTCATATCAGCACTCTTCGCTGTCGCAATAAAGGACTTGAGTTTTGGAATGTCGCTGACATATATATTACCTGTCTGACCAGTACCGCAATCTACCTTCCTACGAATGTAGTGGGTCTGTTGACCTACTGCTGCTACTATCCCTTCGGTTGTAACTTTGATAACCAAGTCACCTAAGTCTTTACCAAAACTCCCTAAGAAGTTGTTGAATGTTTCTCTACTTACTGTAAAATCTACCATGTTTGTCACCTACAAAAGGCGGGGGGAACGGGTTCGTGCTGAAAAAGGAAAATACACCAAAAAGCAAACCCAAGGACACTATCTCAGTAGTCAGAAAATTTTCCCGTTATTACCTGATAAACCCCCATGAGTCTGATTATTGTATTCCTCCAATTGCACCGTCTCTTAGTTCTGGAAGACCATACCACTTGGCATCCTCGTCTACCTTAGTTACGAAGTATATCCTCTCTTGATTATGCAAGTTAGGATTCAGTTTGGACTTGAAGAATGTAGCAGTGTGCTGCACTTCTCCAGTCGAGGAGCCGTCGCTGTTGCGTACTTTCTTACCTTTGCACCAAATGATTTGCCACAAGTCTTTGTTAGCACTAGCATGCCATGCAAATTTCCAACCTTCAAATTCTGGCTGACTATCTTTGTGTTCTTTCAGATGGCTTTCCCAGTAAACATCTACACCTAGAGCGTTCAGTTTCCTACAGATACCTGTGAGTTGTTTGAATCGAGTAGCACGAATGTTCCAGTTCCAACCAACTTCTTGATTTAACTTGGAATGACTTGCTTCGATAGCATCTTTGGCATCCATGTCTAGGTCGTAAATCTTCATACAGTCAATGCACATGGCGTCGAACTGGTCTACACCAGTGACGAAGAATGTCCTAAGTAGAGGTTCATCAAAGCCAGCCTGTTGTTGTCTTTCAGCATACTCAATAGCATATCTACCAATGTCCATAACTCGCTGGAAGGTAAGTAAGTAGTTGTAAGCAGTCCTGTCTTGCATCTGCATGACCCAAGGGCTAAATATCCTTACATTGTTACTTTCTCTGTAATGAGCCTGTTTGCATGATAGTGCTCCGTTGTCGAAGTCTACTGCCATCATAAGCCCGTCTGGGTATCTGTTAAAGTGTGCATCAAAGACAACACCACTCTTACCTGTACCTTCATGACCTACTACGCCACAGAAGATACTGCTAGGTGAGATAATGGGACTGTCTGATTGAGCAACCATCTCCGCTTCAATGTCAGGAAAATTGCTGACAAACTGGGTGGAGGTGACTTGTTGAGGAGGTGCCTGTTCTTGTACAGGCTGCTCCGGTACAGTTTCCTGCACTGGTGCTGTCGTCTTCTCCTCAACAATATCAGCGACCTTAGTCTGGTCATTCCCTGATGCTAGTGCTCCCCAACCACTCATTACTGGTCACCTCCGAATTGATTCAAATCTGTATTCCCCGTACCACCGGAAGGCCTTGCGGTCTTTGGCGGGACATAGATACCTAGGGCACCTATACTTGGTAGCATCTCATCCTTGTATGGTCTGATACGCAATCTACCAACTATGATTACTTGAGTCTTCTCTGCATAAGGTATCCACTTTCCATCTTTCTGGAATTCAAACGGATGGTCTTCATCATTCATTCTACCCGGTATCCATACGGTCACGGTAGATGCGAAACTCTCTCTACCGAATCTGGACTGTAGTCCGAGGTTAGTGATATTGATTCGGTAACTTCTACCAGTAGGGTCTACCGTACTTTCAGACGGCTCTCTGTTGAGTAGACTGACATATCCCTTGGTGATTACCACTGGGTTGTATGTAGTACCGTTAGCACCTATGACCTTTCTTTCACCGTGAGCCTCTAGCAACTCTGATAGGTCAACATACTCGTTGTGCATGTTGTCATCAGTTAACAGGCGCTCTGCTGTGAATGACTTCCTTAGATTCTCTGGTAGCCACTTGTCAGTATACTCTACTTTCTCAGCAAAGTCTCTGTTAGTGTAAAGAGTATCTCTATCAGCCTTCGGCTCTACTACCTTTATCTTACAGGCAGTCCACCTTTGGTAATCTGCATCCATGTTGTTACCACTTACACTGACACGCCATTTCTTAATCTCGTTGCTGTTTTCAGCGGAACCCAAGAAGTAAAGCGTTCTGCTGACACTAGTAGGTGCCATTGGTTTGGTGCTTTCATTCTGTTTGTTTAGTAGACAAAGTATCTCATCATTGTGTTCAAAGGCAAACCATGGTAAGTCACTACCTTGTAGTCGCTCACCGCTTGGTTGACCATTGACATACCATTCACCGCTCTTGGCGGTAACGATACCAATGTGTCCTTCGTCAACTGCTCTTCCTCGATTAGACTTGAATACATTCATTGCCCTCTCCATCATACCAGCCCTTTGGTCTCTGTTCTCATTCTCTGCACCAACAAACATACCGACGAAAGTAACAGTGTCTCTACCACTGCCACCTGAACCGCCTAGGTTTCTTGTCTCTAGTACGAATTGTTCACTCCATTGACTAAGGTAAAAGGTGTCTTCTGTAAGCGGGTCGTCTACACTGTACTCGACTTTTAACCAAGCCTTGAACTCGTTAGCCACTTCGCCTATTTGTTTTCCTACTCTTTCACCATAACCGTTGAGTCGTTCTAATACATCTTCTGGCCATTTCCTATCTTCGTTTTCATTCATATTTATTTCTCCATGTTATATTTCATTTTTGCTATAAAGTACTCGACAAACGCCAAGTCATCATCCGGCCACTGTGTAGCCAGTATGACGAACTCGCCATAAGTGAGCATGAAATTGTGCCATTCGTCGTCACTCCCCATGAGTGGCTTGGCACGATATCTGAGTCCCTTTAGGATACCCAGTCTTGACTGACCAGACTCAAGAGCCTGTGCCAGATAAGCGGTCACCTTTGGGAAGTCTCCTCCCAGAAGATGTACAGCCGCTTTGTTGAGATATTGTGTATCTCGTTTGATGCTTTTGATGAGTGCATCCGGTTCTCTTGGTAGACTATCTATTATGTCAATAGCCTGTCTTAGGCTTCCGCCTGTGAATTTGATTAGGTGCGGAAGGTTTGCTAGCCATTCTTCTGGCATTCCTTCCTGTTCAATTATCATAGCCATCCGTTCATTGTCTTCTGGGTCTATACCTTTGAAGGAGTATTTGACACATCGGTCAAGTATTGCTCGGTGTATCGTTGACACATCGTTAGCAGTGAGTATGAATATGGTAGACTTGTGACTCTCTTCCATGATTTGTCTGAGTGCCTTTTGAGCAGGGGCTGTGAAACTATCAGCCTCATCGAGAAAAATGATTCTACGACTTACACCAATCCCTTTCTGCTTGCTCATCATCTTGAGAGAACGAATGTAATCTATCCCTCTGTCATCGCTAGCATTGGTGACGATGAAATTCATCGGGTCAAAGTACTCGCCCAGCAAATCCTTTGCCAAGGCATAAGCAGCACTAGTCTTACCTACACCCGGAGGTCCGGCGAATAACAGGTTTGCTGGACAACTCTCCAGTGTCCAAGTCTGGGCTGGTTCAGTAAACTCTTTACATCCAACCAAGTCTGTCACTGTAGACGGTCTGTACTTCTCCCTTAAGTTCATAAAATCACACCATACCTACTTAGGACCTTTATAAAAGAAGTCAAATTAAGCCCCCATTTCTATCAAGTCTGTCAGTTGCGAGACATCACTGTAGCCTAGATTGTCATCAACATATTCAACCTTACAATTCTTAATCGAAAGGGCGCTCAAATCAAACTCATTTATTTCCATGGTGACCACAACTGCGTATTCATCTACAGGCAACCAGTTCATCCCTACGAGAACTCCTTGCTGAGCAAGGCGCTGCCTTACATGCTGAGCCACATTAGTTTTTAGTTTCATCTGTCCAACCTCGTATATCTCATAGCCATCTAACGATGACACTCTGATGTGAACATCGTACTCCTCGTCTCGCATGATGGCATTGACGAGTAGGTGAACATGGAATGCATCCTTGAGAACTAACCAGCCCCCGTCTCCTCCGACAGAGAAAGGTCCAGTGGAAATCAACCTTAGTCTTTCATTATCCTCCAGAGTCTCAAGCATTTGGCTGATATCCGAAGAAGGCTCGACGACCTTACCTGTCTTGACTGGCGTTGATAGGTTGAGCCTTTCAAGGAAAGATACTCTGTCTATGTAATCTAACTTGTAGATATCCCAGTCACTATCGAGTGCCATGATATCATTGACTGACTTTATCTCTACACCTTCTGCTTCTACCTCAAAGATACCTTCTTGTTGAAGTGGTAGGTTACTAGTCTTACCAATGACCTGCCTGTCTCTATTGTAGAGAACTCCTTTGAACTGTCCCTTGGGAAACTCAGTGATGTGTAAGTATCTACGAGGGTGACTGATGACCTCAGCGTATGCATTGCTTGGCGCTACCAGTTTATCCCATGCTCGATAGATAGGGCCACTGAAAGCCTGTCCGGGCTGCATGGTCCTCACCTCCATGTCAGTCATACCGTCACCAAACAACTTCTGAATAATCTCAGCGGGCTGCATAGTTTCCATCATCAGCCTAATCGACTGTAGACTTTGGGCGTGACCATCTGTAAGGTAGGTGACCATCTGCAAGAACCTAGCGATAGGCATCATAGGTCTCTCACCAGTTGCTCTTGACCAAAACAGTAGGGCTTCTTTCTCATGCATTTTGCTGGCAATTTCGAGAAAGCCTACATCTCTTACACGAGCCATGAGGTTGAGTGCCTGCTTGACTGTCATCCCTTCCCCTCCGTATTCGGGTGACTCCAATGACAGCAGGGGCACCATTGGTTTACCTGCAAAGGACTCATCCCATACTAGAGGAGAGATTGATAACTTCTTACAGACATCATCTCTCAACTCTCTAAAGGAAATGAACTGCCTAGGGTAGCGTGAATACTTAGGATAGAATATCTCAATCAATTCACCCAAGTCATCCAGCGCATTGTTAACCGCTTCTCTGATAATATCTATCGAGTGACGGAAGTGGGTAGACCGATTCTCTGCATCAGTCATGTAGTTCCTATACAGTTTCCTGAGACTCTCAGAAATGTTTGCTGCCTCAGCCAGTAGCATCTGTTTCCCTCAGTTCTTCGAGGGTATGTAGTAATGCTTTGGCTAGACTCATTGCGTCTTCCTGTGTCAGCCTTACGCCCTCTCTCGTAAAGCCCTCACCTTTGTGATGTTCGATTGTTCTTCTAGTTCTGATGTCAATCATAGCAGGGCTGTTGCCAATCGGGTCAGCCACACTCATGACTACCTCGGCCTTGCCTCTCCATCTGACAGAAGTGCATGGCACTCGCCAAAGTATTGTTTGCTCGAATCCTCTTGCCATCACAACTCACCATGTGCTATCCAGTATCTGTCAGCGATAACGCCATCCACTTCTACCTTACAGTCAGAGCATAGGCTGTCGTATTCTTCTTCTTCACCAATACACGCTTTGCATGGTATGTCAAAGTCATTGTGATGTAAGCATTCGTCACAACAGACTTCGCCGTCTGGGTGACATTCTTTACAGAACACTTCGTATTCATTTTCTCCATCTGCTGATTCAACTATGTATGTTTTACTCATTTTGTCAACCCCTCGTATCTATTCATTAATAGTTCGGCCAATTCATAGTGGCCTAAATGTTGTATGATTGTTATTGCATCAACGGCTACTTTGTTAACTGAATCTTTCATACTGGTCTTCCTCCGCCTCTCTGATGACCGCAAGACCATATCTTGATTTCAACATCGTCTTCGATACCGTGAAACAAAACATTAGTTTGACCGCATGTAGGGCACTTTCGATTCTTCCACTTCACGCCGTCACCTCCACGCCTTGCCATAAGTCCGTGCATCTTGGCTGACTTGAATCTATTCGGCAGTAACAATTACCACACATGTTCATGGATAATACCAGTACTGGGTTCACGCAATAACACTGGTCATGAGTCACGCCGTCACCTCCCACCAAGTAGGAACATCGGCTCGAATGTATCTGACACCACCCTTGCTGTATTCTTTAGACTTGTAGTAAGACCTGTAGGCTTTGACCACATCATCATCGGCTTTGTATTCGTCTGGCATGGCCTGTGCGAATGGTGTCATGTATTCCTCCTCAAACTTAACAGTGCTATACATTCGAGCCATGTGATTGATTGGCCCGTAACAAGCATGTTCTTTACCGAACCTTCGAGTATACTCCTTGCACTGCTCAATCGCATGTAGAGCAAGCCATACATAATTACAACGACTGTCACCTGCCCATACTGTACAGGGGTGATGTTTGTAACCACCAATGTAAGGCGTTCCTTTCTTAGTCAGAGGCATCTCTTCGTCAGTAGCACCATGTCTACGCAGGGCTGATGCCATCATCTGTGCTGACTCTACACACATCTTGGGTAGTCTAACATCGTCTAGGTATCTAGCGGCTTGCGCTGGGTCTTCATCTAATACAAATATGTTCATGCTTCCACCTTTGATTCAAGTAATGCCCTAATGTGATTTTTCCAGTAAGAATCTAGTTTGTCTATCAAGTCTCTCATCTCTGCTTGGGACTTCACTATTGTTTCAGCCCAAGGCTCTGCATGAGATTCGTGTGTTTCCAGTGGAAATTTCTTGTAAAGAATTTCGCAAACTATGTCAAAGTATTCGTTGTGACTCCATGTGTCATCAAGTATTCTACTCCAATAATGTTCATTCATATCTACACCCCACATTTGTTACAAATCCATGTACCGATTCTATTGATTTCTTCGACTGTATATTCTTCTTCAAAGTTGTAACCGCCTTCACAGTTAAGCACATCTAGTAGATGTACAGTGTTGTGAAAACCATCTTCTAAAACCGTGTACAATGCTGCTTTTTCTTTCTTCGTTAATCTAATTCCTTTCATATCTATTCCTCCTTCTTATACCAAACAGTTTCATGTCCACCTATTATGACCACTGAAATGTCAGTAAGTTCTATCCCAGAATTAACTAAATGCGTTACATTTGTGTCGGGGCAACTTGATGCAAACATTACATAGTCCTTGTAAGGTGGGTCAATCTTGTCTCTTGCTTCCCACAATATAGTTTCACAGATGTAGTAGTCATTTATTATCTCACAATCTCCGCTTTGGTAAATGTATTCTTCTTCTTCATATTCTTCTTCCATATTCATTTCTCCTTATTTGTATAGATGTTTTTCGTCTCTTGTGACAACTGCCACAGCCAGTCCCTTAGCCATCTGTTCTATACACCAGACACCAATGTCTCTGTCAGACCAACCCTTCCTGTATTCTTCATCGTTACAGTTCATGCACCAGTCTTTATCTTCCTTGGCTAGTAGTTCGTGGTTGTAACAAGGCTGCCCGCAATTCTCACACGGTTGGCTGGGAGTGTCGTTGTCAACGACTAACACTCTCATTATGTCTTCTCCTAATTGTATTATTTCTATATTCATTCTTCTTCACTCCTTTCATTTATTCTTCTTTCCATAGCAATAATATGTTTGTACATAGCCAACATATCATCATTCAAATCTATATCTTTCATTCCTCTTCCCCTTTGATTTCCGAATAGAAACATACTCCTCCTCTGATGTGAGGCGGTAGTAAGTCTCCATGGAACGGACAAAATGTACCTAGTATGATAATAGTCTCAGCCAGTTTGCTGTCAACCCTATCAATAATTTCTGGTCTAGTAGCAGCAGTGTAAACCATTTTGCTGGTTTTGTAAGTAAGCATAGAGTCATCACCTGCTAGCAATCCGTAGTCGTATGGCTCCAGAGGTATCTCTGCTTCACAGACAGGACAGTCTACTACAACTGACCACTGCTCTACCATCTCTTTCTCACCTGTGGGTAGAATCATTTCTTCTTGCCCATCGTGTCGCCAGAGACCTTGCTCTAGTGGGAAGGCTGAGAGAGGTGTACCACAGGAACACTTCCATGACTGGGCTAGTTCTTGCCTCATCATCATCTCTTTCATATGCTTCTCTTCTAGCGACAAGTGTTCTACTTCTACAATCTCACAGATAGTTTCGTCTACCTTCCAACCAATACCTTCAATCAAAACCCTCATTCGGATTCTTGCTTGGGCACTACTGGGTGTGTTCTCTTGACTGATTAGTTTGACAGTCTTGACTCCCTCTTTGACATAGGATAACCCTAGCCCATGTGGTTGCCACAGGCCGCCCTCTCTCAATCGCTCTAGTATGCTGTTCGCTGCTTCTTCTGGTGTTTCTTCGTTCATTGATTATCTCTCCTAAATTTCTTTTCTACTTCATGTTGTTCCGTAAGGTGTAGATTCTCTAAATAGTTCCCAATTATCATAACATCATCATTTGAACCCCACTCATTTTCATAGTAGTCTATTAGATATAACAGGGTTAATCTATCACAATTATGATTTTCTATTGCATCTTTGAAATATTCAAGAGTAAATATATTTCCTCTATATACCATCATGTGCATTACTGTTCTCTCATCTGTTTCTTGCCAATTCATATTCATTCCTCCATCTCTTCTGCTAATATGTACAGAATGTTTACCCTGTCAAATAGTTCCTCATGTTCCATAGCATCTACTTTGCTGTCTGCATATACAATTGTATCGAACTCAACTCTTACTTTGTACTTCTTCAAACAGTCCACCTCAGTATAGAATCTCACTGAACATTGGGACCTTTGATAGTTGTGCATCGATTGAGGTACCATTGACTGCTTTACGAGTCATGTCACCAAGGACCTTGTGTACCTTCTGTAGTCTGTCTGTAAGTGTAGAGAAGTTAAGTGTCGAACCAGTTAGTGTGTCCTTACCATCTGTCCAAGTAGGCTTGTGTGTGATAGCACCAGTCAAGATGTTGTATACATGGAGTAGAGAACCACTGTCTTTGTTGTTGACAGCAACCCAAGGCTCGCTTGGGTTAGTCCATCCTTGTCCCATGAGTCTCCACATATGTCCTCTGTTGATTCCAACTACGCTACCAGCATCGTCACGCTTGATTTGTGGTTTGGTAATCAATCCCTTTCGCTCACAAATGGTCATGAGTTTCTCAAAGGTATTTCTGTCAACTTGTACATCTCTCATCGATTCCGCTACCAATATCTCTTCGGCTGCGGTCTCAATTACTTCGTGTATTTTGTCAGCCAGTTTGCTGAAATCAAAGTTACCCAGTACACCATTGGTGTGCTTGAGACTGATTAGATTTGCTCTGTCACCCATGACCATACCATTGGTACATACTAGTCGCTCAGCGATAGCCTGTACTTTGTAAGCACTGCTACCATCTAGGCTGTTGTAGATTGCGATACCAACTCTGTAGTCACCGTTGTTAGCAAAGCCTCTGGTTTGCCAGTTAGTTCCAAGTCTGTTAGATGCCTTCTCCCAGTCAACATTGCTAGACACATCTAGGAAGAGAGCCGATTGCTTCCCTTCGTTCCATGCCATTACTTGTGCTGGCCAACCTTTCTCAGCAGCCATGTCCAATACAGGACCATAGCCAACTCGGTAAGGCATTGGGTAGTAAGACGCACTGAATGTACCCAAGTGGGCACCAATTGGTCTTGACTCACTAGCATAGTTTGGGTTGAAGATGTGGTAGGCTGATGGTTCACCATTCACACCGTTGACTCTAGCAACTGTGCTTTGGGTACCGTCGTCTACCATAACAAAGGCTGGCTTACGAACTGGGTCAAAGTCCCAGTCTTGAGTAGCCTTGTCTTTTCTTCCACCAGAGAACAGCATGTTGTCAAACGGACCTGCTGCTTCTCCACTAACTTCTACGCTAGGTGTATCTTGGTTAGCCCAGACTGGTACTTCGTCATCAAAGTCTTCGTCTGCTTCTACCGTTTCATTGTTCTCGAAGGCCATGACAATCTCCATGTGTTCTGATGTTACATGTAGTGGTGCGTTCTGAGATACTAGTTCACGACTCATCTCTCTTCCCTTTTCACTATCGTCTGGTCTTACTAACACCGCAACTCTACCACCTTCAATGCGCTCAAAGCGAGCGACCATTGTTCTGGGTAGTCTAATTGAATTGATACCCGCTACTGAGGGGTACTCCATTTCAATTATGTTCGGTGTGCTTCCTGTTATTTTTCCTATCAATACTATTTCGTTCATATTTATTCCTCTTGTTTTATGTTTATTATTTTTCCTATTTATTCGGCTGGTTTTTTCCGAAAGGTGCCATATATCTTCTTAGGACCTTTATAAAAGAAGTACTTTGGTGGCCGAAACCAAAGCACAAATACTAAGCCAAACGGCTCAGTCGGAATGTTATGACGGGTGCCTTTGAGCAAGCATGGTTGCTGCTCAAGTCTATCTTTCAACCCGGTGAAGGTGAATTGATTGGTGTAGGTGCCAATCAAGCAGTGTACGGTATCGAGGGCGACCCCGATGTCACTAAGGTTGGTCATGGTATGACCCTTCCTGATATGTATACTACCCATTTACTGGCTAACATGCCTCAGTTCCGTAACACAATTGCTGACCAATATCCAATACTACAAGATGAAATGTTACCAGAGAAAATAAGTCGAAACTTTGAGGGTAGAGGCATGGGTAGCCCTAATGTCCTATCTACTCAAGAAAGAGGGAAGCCTCTGCGAGAACAGGTAGGTAGAGATGTGGAGCGTGGTTATACGGTTGCTGGTAGTCTGTATGACCAACATAAATATGGTCAGTTACTAGAAGCACTTGGTCTCGCTGACACAGGCCCTCGTAACTGGATGAAGGCTAAGCCTCAAAGAGGATTGCCAGTCTCTGAAATAACAGGTGACTCTGCTGATGAAGGTTACGCAGTGCTTCACGATGGTATGTTCTATGGTGCTGAGAATCCAAAAGGAGTACCTCAAGAAGTTCTTCAACAATTCCAAAGAGCAAGAGGTACACCTAGAAGATTAGGAATTGATTATCAATTACCAGAGGAGCAAAGAGAAGCCTTCGCTCGTAAGGTAGATGAAATACCATTCCAACAGTTTGTTCAACCTTATGTACAGTCAGTAGATGAATTTCATCCAAGTCAGTTAGACGCACTAACTAATCGTGGAGGTCATTTAGACCAACAACAAATGAACATCAATCGTATTCTTGCTCAGATGGGTCTTTGAGTAGGCGTTGCTCCTCCCAAAACTTAGTCTCAAAAGTCACTCTAGGATAAGCCTCGGCAATCAAGTGACTGATGCCGGGCTCACCTTTGTACTTAGGAAATGTACCACATCGCTCAAACTCATCTTCATGCCGAGCCTTTGTGTCGTATAGTAGGTTGGCTTGAACAACACGCCAGATGAAATCACCAGCCATTTGCTTGAGTTTTTCTTCATTGTCACCATAAAATCGAATAATCTGGTCGAGCATACCAAGCATTCCTTCGAGATTCTGAGTAAAGTATGGGTCATTCTTGTCTTTCTATGTCAATTTTATCAGTCATTCTTGTTCCTCCTCGAATATAAATACGCAGGGTATTGGCAATTGCTTTGCCTTGTATTTTATTTGATTAAGTAAGATGCCCCTGCGCTTTTGAACATCACTATCATCATTCATTCTGGTGAGTCCGGCATCCAGTACCTGTAACATACTCTCGACAGTCTTACCTTCATGGGGCAAGAACTGTACACAAGTAGTCTCTGATACTTGGTGCACTACAACCGTTCCTACTTCACTAAAGTCTATCATGATACCAGCCTCGTTATACATCTGATTGCTTTGATGTGTCTACCCTCTAAATGATTCATCATCATCTGTCTAGTGCATGACTTCCAACCATTTTCATTGAGGAATTTTTCTGAGATATAATGCAATATTCTTTCAGTCGGTATGTAATTATTGTAATGCATTTTGTGACGAGTCTTGTCGTAGTATTTGTTATACACTCTTCCATAATAATCTTTCTTAACTACACTCTCTGTGTCTTCTGAAATTTCACCAAGTACTTGTACTGCGGCTTCTCTTACCGCTTTGAAATCTATGCTCTTTATATTACCTCTTCCCATCACTTGAACCTCCAGCCTCTTTCTTGCCTCAGTTTGGTAACCAGTTCAGATACCAAACCTTTGCGTTGCTCTACATCTCCACCGTCAAGCACTGCCTTGACAACTGCTCGCTTGTCTTCTACGACTCTATCAAAGTGTTCGTCGATGCTCGCCGCTACACTGAGGTAGACAGCGTGTACATGCTGACTCTCTTGACCAATACGATACACACGGTCTTCGGCTTGCTCTTCGTCAGTAGGCACCCACTCTCTTTCAATGAACAGAACTGTGTCTGCTGCTGTAAGTGTGATACCTTCTTTAGCAGCAATGGTGTTACAAACAAGTACATCAATGTGCCCTGCTTGGAAGTCTTCGACTATCTCTTGTCGTCTCTTGGATGATACATCACCGCTAATGGTTTGTACATTCTTGAACTTGTCAGCGATTCGCTTGAGAACATCTCTGTGGTGAGTGAACACTACGATTGGTTTACCAGTTTGCTGACGGTATTCCGTTATCCAATTCACTGCGTAGTTGACTTTAACTTGACCACAAATGTGTCTGAGGTCATTCAACATGTTGAGCATAGTACCGGGTGGTAACTTCTCACCATTGACATAGGCTTCCTCAATTCTTCTGTCCCACTCTTCTTGAGCAATGTCATAGGGACTCCTGTCTTTCTTAGACAAGTGTACTGGAATAAATGTTCTAGTCTTTGGTGGTAGGTCGGGAAGCACTTCGCTCTTCAGTCTACGGATACATAGGTCACGAGTTCTTTCGTTGAGTTCTTTGGTGTAACTAGCACCATCGAAGTTCCAGCCGTAGCCATCATACCATGGGTCACAGTATCTTTGTGCAAAGTCCCAGAAGGATGCGAACTGTTCTGGTCTCATCAAGTTGAGTGTGTTGAAGAACTCTTTTGGTCTACTAGCAATCGCTGTACCAGACATTGCTATAACCTTTGGAGAGAACCTGCATACATTCAGCGTTGCCACTGTACGCTTGACAGGTTTGTTCTTACTACCAGAGTTCTTGATGTAGTGGCATTCGTCAAGGATAACCATGCGTGGAACTAGACTGATAAGTTTCTCTTGGAGTTTATCCATCAAGTCAAAGTTGACAATGATGAAGTCACCCATCTCTGGAGTGTCTTTACCAGATGTGATAACCTGTACTGTCTCATTAGGTAACCACTTGTTCAGTTCCTTTTTCCAATTGAACTTTACATTTGAAGGACAGACTACAATGGCTGGCCTCGCCTGTGGATTGATGGCTGCATAACCAATTGCTGAAATCGTTTTACCAATTCCCATTTCATCACCAATCAAACAACGACCTTTACTCATCTCTGCAAATGCTACTGCTACCTTTTGGAACGGGTAGAGGTCAAGGCCTTCGGGGAACTTACCCTTGAGTTTGTCATTTATTTCTGTCAGTTTCTGAGAAGTCAGTTCGGATGCACTGCTGATTTCTACACGGTCAATGCTTTCAGCAACATCCTTCTCAACATCTTTGTTGTCAAGGATTGCTTTGGCTAGTGGTTCATAGACATCCTCAAGCATACCGTGTAAGGTTCTTGCTTGTGCTACTGGAATACTCCAACACTTCTCCTCAACATGAAACTTACGACTACTGATACTCCTTACTGCCATGAGTACTCTTTCTCTGAGAGACTGGTCGTTGATGTAAGGCCAGTGTAGATACAGACGACTACGCTTGACCTTAGTCCAGCAGTCACCAGAACGCCCTTCGTCTTTAGGTAGCCCATTACCGTGAGCCAATAGTTTCTGTATGTCGTAAGAGCCGATGACTCTTAGTACCGCTACTGTTTCGTCGACGACTGACTTCTTGTTCTGTATACTCCAAGCCTTGATGTCTCTGTCCCACTTGAACTTGGGAAAGCCCAGTGAGTCTTTGAGCATCTGGTTAGTGTCTGGACTGTACCTGTACTTGAGAGCCAGTCGCTCTCCGTATTGGTCTTTGTAGACTTCTACTCCAATTGATTCCCCTAACATGTTATTCATTTTTCTTCCTCCTTCAAAGTAAAAGAAGCGAGCATTTCCGCCAAATTTCTTTTACTAAACCTGTTGATGTAATACATAACACGGTCGCCGTAATGTTCAGGAATCATTCTTCTTCACCCCTATCATCCTCTATCATTCCCCATGATACCATAAGTTCGATTAAGTCCTCTTTACTCTTATATTCGCAATCGCTAACCTTCATTCTTCTTCACCTCTAATGTAATCATTTACTTGCACTGGGTCGAGAGTGACTTCAATCTTCCCCACCAAGTTAGAGATGTGAGGTCGTGGGTCAATCCCTTTCTCAATCAAATAGTTCATTCTCCAAATTTGTATAGCATGTTTTAGTTCATCCATCAACTTTGTATTGTATGTCATTTCTTCACCTCTAGTGTAACATCTTCTCCGACCCAACTCATCAGTTGTTCAATCACTTCGTCTTTGTTTTTGAACACCCTTATGTGGGGCTCTTCGTCTTCTTCTACTCCTGCGTAATCTCTTAGTATATATCTTGCCATATTTATTCCTCCTTAGTGTTTATATCTGTCCATAGTGTAGTGCCGCTTCTAACTTGTTTCTTAGATACTTTGCCAAATACTGTTAGTTCGTTTTCACCTAAATGATGGATTAAAATATCTCCAGAGTTTGGTGAAGTATTATGAACGCTAACTTCTATATGCATTTCGCCTACAATTAACTTTACACTATGTATTTCAGCACCTTCATGTACTGTATTTACAAATGTGGATTTGTGTTCTATTACTTCTATTAGTTCTTGTTTCTTTGTTCCTATTATATTCATATTTATTCCTCTCCTAAATCAAGTGGTGGTAGTTCTCCTGATACGATACCACCATGTGAATCAATCATCTTTAGCAATTCGTCTGCCGGTAGAAATGCCAACGGTTCTTTTGTTAAGTTACGAATACCATCTTTGAATCGCTTGTCTAGTCTCCAGAACCATGCTTCGACTGTCCAGTATTTCTCTGCGTTGTCTTTCCTTGGCGAGCAGTAATGAAACTCACTAGCCTGTACGCTAGCAATCGTTCCGTCTTTCAGTGTGCATCTTCTTCTTGCTTGTATTGCGTGTTGTTCTCTGTATCTTTCTATATTCATATTCATTCCTCCTGTTTAAAATAGTGAATGGTAGAGTCTTTGTTGCTAGTAATTGGTTTGTTACTCAAGTTACTTATCATTACACTAGAGTAATTCCTTGACAAATACTTTGTCAATTCACTCCTAGTGGGTATTGTGTTAGCAAGAGTTCTATTTGTTTCTTTAGCAATACTTATCATTTCGTCTAATATTACATTAATTGATTTAGGCTCAGTGGTGACAATTTCGTCGACCAATTGCCTTGCGTAAATGGAAATTCTCTGTCCGGGTCTGGGTTGTTTAGTCAAACTTATTCCTCCTTTGGCCATATTCTCATCCCTTCCTCTGTGTCAAGGAAAGAGTAGAAGTCTTCTGATATCTCTGCGTGGTCGGAGTGTTCTTCCTCGTTGTCAATAATCATCTTGATTAAACTCAGTGCTGCGTACTCCGGTGTGAAGTTCTTGGCTCCCGACGCTGTGAAGATTTGCGTTTCACCATCCCAAGTCTGTACTGTATTAATCAGTCCGTCGTCAGCAATAGTTACTTTAGCCTCTCTTGGTTTGCCGAATGCCTCAAAGGAAAATGTTTCCTCGTCATCCATCAATTCTGCGTATGCTTTTATTAATTGTTTTAATTTCTTATGTGTTCCTCTCATTCTCAAGCCTCCTCTTCCACTGAAACATATTCCTCTGCTGAAATATATTTCAAACCGGGACTTTCATTAATCCAATACTGTCCATCCTTTCCATTATGCCTCATCCCGACAATCTCATATTTTACAATCAGTACTCTCATTCTCAAGCCTCCACTACTTCTACATCTTCTGCATCTGCTCTTATCTCTGTACCATCTGGTAACTTACCAATCTCATAGTCTCCTACCCAAATGGCTTCTTCTATGTCATCAGCATTGTAACCTTGTACAGTAGTTTCGTAAGTAACTCTGACAATGTAACTGTCTGATATTTGCCAGTGGTCTGCTTTCGCTTCTTGTCTAGCATACTCCATGATGTTACCCACAAAGTCTCGTGCAAGACTACTGTCAATCTCAATCGTTATCCCATCAGTCCAATCTCTTGTCGAACCTGTTGGGCACCCTGCTTCTATATTCATTGTTATTTTCATTTATATCCTCTCCAATTTATCTTCTATCTCTTGTTTTCTTTCATCCATTTGACTGTGGGCTTCTTCCATTTCCATCATCACATGATGAGGTATTGGTACACCGTCTGGCCAGTCTATGCATTCAAATTCATATATCGCTCTCTCAAGATGTTCGAGTGCCTGCTCTAAGTTTACTAGTTCATCTTTTATTTCATCTATCTTGTCCATATTTATTCCTCATATTTTCTTTGGTTTATTATGCTCGACACATCTACTTTGTATTTTCCATCTGGGTCGAGACTACTTTCCAGTGGAAGTGGGGGTTTCTCATCCGTTTCTGTGGTTTCTTGAGAAGGTTGGTCGACATCTATCTCAATGTCCTTGAGTTTCTTACCTGCTAAATCTCCAAATAATCTTGGGTCATTTGGTATCTCCATTTGCATAGGTGTCTTAGGTTCGATGAGATAGTTAGCACCAGACTGTTTACAAATTATCTCAATTGAGTCAATCACACCGAAGCCACTACTACTGATAATGGCTTCTAAAGGATGACCTCTTTGTTTGCATAACTCCAAGTCACGGTATGTCTGCATGGTCTTTTCAAGTTTATATGCTTGCTCGTTTAATTCTTGTATTTGTTTTTCGTAATCTTCTTTCTTCATATTAATCACCTCTAGTGAATGGGTTCTTTCTTGTGTCCTTCCAGCACTGGTCACATATCTTGTGAAGTGGATGGATGTTAATGTTACTTCTTTTCTTACATCGCTTGCATTCTAATATCATTCAATCAACCTCCAATAGTTCTTTGACTTCATCCCAAATGTCTGTGTCCTCCGGTATCAGTTCCTTATCCCAAAGGTTCTGCAAACAAGCGTCATAATCTTTGATTTCCTCACGCAACCGCTTGACTTCTGCTTCCTCCCACAATTTTAGATTGTGTTCAGTCTTAACGGTTTTACGCAACCGCTTGACTTCTGTAATCAAGTTCGTCAGTGTATCTCCAAGTGTTTCACCTTCAAACTCTACAAGTTCGGGGTGGTCTGTGTCAATCATTCAATCACCTTATTCAATGCTTTCATCCAGTCCTCGCTCGTATCATAATGCCCCGACTTTACCATAACATCAATTATACCTTGACGCAACCGCTTGACTTCTGCGAGTAGGAGTGGTGCGTCTGCCATCAGTTGTGCGTTTGCTTTGTTCTCCATATCCACAAAATCATGAGGCATACCGCCCCACTTAATGATAAGACCCACCCCATCATCATCAACATACCATCTTCCTTCTGTGTGTCCTTCGTATTTGTCTGTGTCAATCATTGGTGAATCAACTCCAGTACAATTTCCATTTGTCCGTCTCTATATTCTATCTTACAGAAAGGTATTACCTCTCCGTGTCTTGTTTGTATTATTTTATTCATATCATCCACTCCTTCATTTCCTCTGTGTAATCTTTTTCCGTGAAAGTTCTTGCGTTACTGATTATCCAATCAAACAAATGTTCGTTCTCGACAACACCAACGCTGTCCGAGATGACCATGATTGATTTCAGTAAACCTGCCTCTCTTTTCTTCATTCTTGCTATTTCTTTCCTTGCTTTCGCTAATTGTATTCCTAATCCTTTACTCATTTTACTCACTCCAATGGGTGGTCTATGTTCATGTCGCCTAGTGTCCATCGAAGGGCTTTAACCACACCCTCCAACGCTTTGTAATTTCTCATGTGAAAGATACGCTCTTTCCTTTTGCTAACTTGCATCTTAGTGTAGTGCATGTTCTGTTTACGCTCTGCCTTATCTAGCATGGAGAGTATCATCTCTTCTCCTCTGAGCCCTTTGAAATGCTCACTGTCTTGATGGTCGTTCATATTTACTCCTCTCCAAATGATGATAGTCATTCCGTGTAGTCTGGTTCTACACACTCCCAGTAGATATACTCTTCTGTCTCTATCTTGATTAACAGGTGTATGTTCTTCATTCTTCCTTACCCCAGTTGTTTTCTTTTTCATTTCGGACAGAGGCTGGCCAGATGCTAATTTGATTGTATCTTTCTAAGTCTCCTTTGATGTAGTACAACTGTTTGACTGTACAGTTTCTAAAACTTGATTCACGATGTTTAATCATCTCAAACAGTATAGGCCATGTGACTGGTTGCCAGTCACTAAGGTGGTCGTTAAACTGCAACAAGATGCTCAGTCGCTTCCTACCCTTGGCTCGCTGTAATTGTTTCAATCTCTTAACCGCACCATCAACTGTGTACAGTGTCCACTTGTCTTCGTCTTCCTGTCTTCCTTTCTCAGTCCAACTGGGATTCACATAGATTCCCTCGTTGAACTTACCTTCGTCATTCAGTATGTATGCTAAGTCTGTTACCTTTCCCTTCATTCTTTCACCTCAATTTCATATTCGTTTCTTTCTAACGCATGTTCGATTGCATCCTTCCAACACTTGAGGAAGTAGTCAAGGTCATCCTTGACACAACAGTTCTCTATGTCATGCTGGATATCCAGCAGGACTGAATGGTAGATTGATTCTTTGTCAATGTAATACTTTGCCATATCTATTCCTCCTCGCTGAAAAATACTGCTGTCAAGTAATCAATCAAACTCCTTGCATCTTCTTTGGTGAACAGTCGCAAGTCGCTAAAGCCTATTGAGTCAGCGATGTAGGAGTGGTCTATTTCGGCTTTCGTAGTGTACAATGTATCATCTTCAATCGTGCATAGCATCTCATATATTACTGTCATATTTATTCCTCCTCTACTTCGATGTCTCCGTTGTACATGATGTCACTGATGTTCTCTTCGATGTAATCTCTGAGTGTCGTGTCCATCAAATCACTTATGTCTATCTCATGCTTTGCTTCTATCTTTATTGTTATATTCATATTCATTCCTCCTTGTTTTGTTTATTTTTATTTGGGTCTTGGTAATTTTCTATACCGAGAATGTGTGCTATCAATTCATTGAGTGTTTTCATTGTTCATCACTCCGTTGGCAAGTAGCCCCAGAACTCATCCCATGTATTCTTCCACATGACAGATGCATCGTAAGCAGTTGTGTGAGCATCCAGCCAGCGTGTCTCAAGGTCATTTCTTTGTTCAACAAGTGACTCATGTATGTCACCCAGTTTGTTTGGTGGAGTAGCCTTGTGGTCACGCATGACATTAGATTTGTAGTCCATGAATTTGGTAGTGATTGCTTCAATGTCAAGTGGTATCAGTTCGCCTGATTCTCCGTCAATGTATTTGGTGTTGTATGACAAAGCAAAACTGAACTTACCATGAGTAGAAGTTGAGTTACCTTTACGGTACTCAGAAAGTGTATCTCTGATGTGTTGGTAGATTCCACTACCATCTTTGTAGATGGATTTGTTATCCTTCTCCAATGTGTTAATCCAAGCCTCCATGTTGTCTAAGTTCTTTTGGTCAAGCCAGATAGCATGTGCATCGTTGTGCTGATTGTATTCCCTCATGTACTGGGCTAAGCCTTGTATCTGTTTGGATAGCATTTCTTGGACTGAATTTTTGCGGTAGTAGTAATTGGATGCTGCACCACGATAAGGATTAGACCAGTGCGCTCTTTCATAGTCCACCTTTGGTTTCTTGGTCACACGGTATTCATAGTCACGAGCATACCAATCCTGTTCCCTGTAAGTAATCACATGGTCTTTCTTGGATGTCAACCAACCGAATACTCGTATCAAGTCTGCTTGAGTGAGGCTAGTCTTGGTCAGTGCTTCTACCATCTCTTTTGCATTGGTGTCTGCGTCACCATAGTATCTGACTGAACTTTTGATTGCGTTCAAGTATTTGTTCACATTGTCTGGGACTTTCTCCCACTGAACCTTACGCTGGTATGTCCATTCTATTTCTTCGTCTGTTATTTCTTTTGCTTGTTTCTTCATTAATTTTATTGTGTTATTCATATTTATTCCTCCTCTTGTTTCTTTTGTTTTTCTAGTGCTTTCCTTTTCTTTACCTCGACAGGACTGAATGGATTGTATGGTACTTTTCTGTGGTGTCTTTTCATGTTATCACCATATATTATTTCCGTAGTTGTAGCCTATGAATTTACTTACAAAAGTTTCATCTTCAATCCACATTTTACCATCCCACCTTACTCTAATCAAACAGCCACCTGCTGTATCTATTCCATTGGCATAAGTAGTCGATGTGATATGCCACTTGCCATCTTTGGGTACATTGTAACTCATGTTATCACCGATTCCTGTCAATGAGGTAGATGCTTTGCTCGTAAGTGCTGTGTTGAAGGTCAATCCTTGTGTAGTGTTGCATCATGTCACGAGCATAGTCATCCCAATCAATGTATGATTCCATAGGATGTCCTTCTTTCATGTCGCCCATTGAGTAAGCCCACTCCACGAAGAAGTCCTTGATGTCACTTTCGCATTCACCTATGTAGTAGAGTAAATCAACAGCCTCATCAACTTGCTCGACAGTAGGAATGCTTCTTCCGTGATGTTGCATCGCCGCTTCAATACCTGCGATATGTCTTTGACCGTGTTCATCAACCAAGTCCATTAGGTCAGCAAGTTGTTCAAGGTCAGGCC